TCAATACAATCAAGTGATGACATGTAATCACACTTACTACTTACTATATCCTTTTTTATAAGTACCTTATCTATTCCCTTTTTATATTCAATATTCTTTGTATATTCTTTTGTTAAATAAAACAAATCCAATAATTCTCGATCTGATAATGAATTTTCTATTTCTGTTAAATAATTATATACTTTTGTTACTTTATATGGTACATCATTTGGCTTAGTTGAACCATAAATGAACCATCTAGAAACATTAGTATCAAATATTTTAGTAGAATCATTAGTTGGTTTAGATGTAAATAAATTGAGTATATCATTAACTTCTTTTTTATCAGATAATTGTTTAAAAAATTCCTTGAATACTAATTTATCACCAATAATACTTGGAAATATAATGTGAATACCTTCTTTAATAGTATATCCATCGCTATTAGTTTTTGGATTAGATTTTTCTTGTATATAACATTTTGTATTCAAGATATCTTTTACTTCAAAATATTCCTCTATATTTTTATAAATAAATTCAACAATATTATTAATAATATCATTTGTTAATTGTTTATCTATAGTTGTACCATCAAAATCAAAATCTAAATCTATTAATAATGGTGTAATATCTGGAATAGCTTCCGTAATAGATAACTTACCACCATTTTTAAAATAATAATTATAAAATATATCTACTAACTTAGTTGATAAATCTGTTGGAATATAATATGATGCTCCGAATTTATATTCTTTATTATCAAAATTTGGAATAATAGTATGTGTTTTATTTGAATTATTTTCATTCCATTTATATTTTTCCAACAAATTTATCAATTTCATAATTAATATTATAAAATAATTTTCCTAAATAATTTCAAATTTTTAAATAATAATATAAAAATAATTAATTAATTTATATTATAAACATGAATAAAGCTATTAAAAGAATAATAAATGTTGATATGAAGAAGGTAACGGACTTAAATGATTCTGATATATATATTGAATTCGATGAATCTAATATATTAAAAGCATATGCTGTTATATTCGGACCAAATGATAGCTTATATCAAGGTAGTGTTTTATTTTTTGAGATAGATTTTCCAACAAATTATCCATTTAATCCATTAAAAATTAAATATATTAATAATGGAAATAATACTAGAATTCATCCTAATATATATGTGAATGGTAAAGTATGCTTGTCTATTATAGGTACTTGGTCTGGTCCTAAATGGACTAGTATTATGGATGTTTCTAGTGTATTATTATCTATAAAATCATTATTAGATAATTCACCATTACATCATGAACCTGGATACAGTAATAAAAATAATAAAAATATAGAATTAAGCAAAATATATAATGAAGTAATATTACATAATTGTGTTTATTATTTGTATAATAAAAATTCTAAATATATTCCAGAAAAATTTAAAATATTTGAAAAATTAATTCAAAACAAATATGTTAAAAATAAATTATACATTGACAATATTATTGATAAAAATAAAGATATAAAAACAAGAATAGAATTTCCATTATATAGAATATATAATTATATTCAATACAATAAATTATAATTTATAATCAATAAATTATAATTTGATAATTATTTAAATTTATAATAATTAATAATAGTAGGAAATGGATATTAAATTTTGTGATAAGTGTGACAATTTTATGAACTTTTGTATTGATAATACAAATAAACCAATTCATAAATGTAGTCGTTGTGACAATACTGATGTTTATGATTTTAAAAATGATTCAAATGGTATTCAATTCAATAAAAATACAGAACTTAAAAATATACTTAATAGTAATAAATTTTTAACAATGGACCCAACAATTCCAACTATTACTAATAACAACATAAAATGTGTTAATCCAAAATGCCCTAGTATTACTGATAAAAAACAGAATAGTATTTGTTATATTAAATATGATGAAGAAAATATACACTTTATGTATATTTGTAAGAATTGTGATCAAAAATGGACAAATGATATTTAAAATTTAAATTTGAATATATTATAATATACATATATATAAAACTACTAAATATGTCAAATGATTCTGATATAGATGACGTTTTAATTGATGAAGAAGATGACGATGAATTAATAGATACAAGCGACTCTATTATTATTGAAGAAAAAGATCATTTTAATACATCTACTCATTTTACTCAACCTATATTAACTAAATATGAAAAAACAATGATTATTATAGAAAGAACTGAACAAATATTGAATGGTGCTATTCCTTTAATAAATAATGCTGATACATATACATCTGTTGAACATATTGTTTTAGAAGAATTAAATCAAAAAAAAATCCCATTCATTATCAAAAGGACAATTGGTAGTAAATTTGATTATTATAAATTATCAGATTTACAAATAATATAAAAAAAATAATTATATTATTTTTTTATATTAATAATAATATAAATATGGATACATTAGATATAGTATTATTAGTTGTTTTAGTTATTGTAGTTATAATTAATTGTTGTCATAAATTATATTATTATAATTGTGATTATGTATTTGAACCATCTGAACCTAAAGGTTTTATTAGTGGTCAAATAAATAATGATGAACCTAAATCGACTCCATCTACACAATCTGGAGCAATAGATCAATTAATAGCAGGAAGAGATGATATTCCTATGCCAGAAGAACCAGAAGAACCAGAAGAACCAGAAGAACCAAAAAAATCTAAAAAATCAAAAAAATCTAAAAAACCAAAAAAATCCAAAGATTTTATTAGTGGAGAAACACATCATGATAAACCTGTAAAACATCATGATACAGTACATACTAATATGGCTATGACTAAACAAGAATTATATGAAGACTATAATATGGACTTTGTATTAGGTACAATAGATTCACCTGAACAAGCACAATACTATAGAGGTGCTAATGAAGAAGATGTTTTGATGCCTGCTCCTGCATTCAATTTAAATAGTAAAATATTTAATACTTTAGAAGAATTTAAGAAAATGTATGAATTATCACACGATGATGATGAACCACAAGGTTTTATTAGTGGTCAAACACAAGATGATGGTGAAGACAATTCAGTAACTCTTCATATGGTTTGGGCTGATTGGTGTGGATATTCACAAAAGGCTAAAAAGGAATGGCCAAAAGTAAAAGAAATGATGGGTGATATATATAAAAATGTTAAAGTTAAGTTCGAAGATATCTTAGAAAAAGATAACAAAGATAGAATTAAAAAAGAATTTAGTGATTTGAATGGTTTCCCTAATCATTTTATTAAAGGTATGATAAATGGTAAACAAGTTAATACTAAATTCAATGGTGTTGAAGCTAATTACATTGTGAATAAATTAAAAGAAGGAATAGATAAGCATCTTTAATTATATAATACAATATATATATTCAAATATAATGCGAATGATAACCAGATAATATATGGTAATAATAATAAACTTGCTTTTTTTGATATTTTACTGAATTTATGATATGTTATTAATGTGAATATTAATATCAATATTATATCGATTAATGCTAATATAGGCATATTTAGACTAAAAAATAATTTAGTCCATATAAGATTAAAAAATAGCTGAATCATAAAATAAACTAATGGTACACAGAAATCGACACATAGTTTATTAACATATACAATATAGAATGATATAGCCATTAAAATATAAAGTATAGGCCATACCACACCAAAAATCCAACTTGGAGGTGTTAATTTAGATTTATTTAAATTTTTATACCATTTATTCATTATTTTTTTATATATTATAATATAAAATAATGGAGGAATTTCTTAAAAAAATAGATACATTTGATATGATTTTGATTGGTTTATTATTAGTTGTTGTATTTATGAACTTCTGTGGTAAAATGTATAACAAAAATATATATAGAAATAGATATAGATCAGAATTATTAGAACCTTCTATAAGTGATTTGAAAAATGAAGAAGAACCTGTAGAAAGCAATATTATGCCTAAAACTCAAGATAATCTTCAATTAATAACTAATAAAATACCTGATGATCGTATTAATCCTATTAACGACATGACTACTGGTGGTGTGTTTGTAGATGATATACCAGATGAAGTGGATTCTGTAGGTAAGGCACTTGTAACATTGAGTGGTGGTGATAGTAATCCTAGTGTCGTCCAAGGTGTTCGTGATGCTACCGAATTAGAATTTAGACAGGCATTCAAAATGGATGATATTAGCCCAATGCCTTTAGTAATCCCATACCAACAGCAGGTTTTCGGTCAAAATATAGTCGTTCCCCCACCGGACCCTAGAATGGATACTAGAGAACCTAGTAGAATGGATGGAGGTAATGGTTCTGTTAAGGTACAGATGGTATGGGCGGATTGGTGTGGATATTCTAATAAAGCAAAAGAGGCTTGGCCTAAAATGCAACAAATTGTCGGAGATTCTCATTTAGGTGTTTCTATTAATTATGAAGATATCTTAGAAAAAGAAAATAAAGAGCTTGTCGCACAATTAAAGGTTGATGGTTTCCCTACATTTATTATGACGGGACACATTGGTGGTAAAAAGATACATAAAAGATTTAACTCAATTGAACATAAAGATATGGCAACAAAAGTAAAGAAACATATTAGTGAAGAAACACAGGGTAAACCAAATGGTTTTATTAGTGGTCAAATACAGAACGATAGTGAAGATTCTGATAAACTAGTTGAAGGATATACAGCATATTCAGGCCAATACTCAACAGCTGATTTAAGTCATGGTGCATCAAGAATGCCTACTTCTGACGCAAGTGTAGTAGGTGATACTGGATTGTATTTAACAACAAATGAAGATTTTGCTGATCCAAAAACTATAGATAATATGTCTATATTAAACTAAAAATTAACCATTTTTAATAACTTCAACTTTATTTTTGATTCTACTAGATGTAACTGAATCACTACTATCATTATTTCTTTGAAAGTTTTTATCTGAATATTCCCAAAATTCACGGGCACCACATTTAAAATCTGGTCTCTCAGGTGCTTTATACCAAAACACCTGGTCAACTAAATGATTACTTTTAGCATTATTATCTATTACTAAACATTCATAATTTTCTGTACATTGATCCATCACCTGGCAAAACATATCAAATGTTGGAAACATACCAGCATAATGCTCATATAATCTTTTTCTATTTGAAACGTAGTTTTCTCTTAATATAAATACATAATCAATATTTGTTCTAAGATTTGGAGGAATACCTAACGCATACTGCATTGTTAACAAAAATAATATTTTATAGTGCCTACCATTCATAAATATAGAACGAATATCTGTATTTTTAGTCCAAGAATTATCATATAAACAATCATCTAATATTAAAAATACTCTAGGATCCATATTTGGATTTTGTTTTAATTTTTCAACCATTAATTTTTGTCTTTTTATTATATTTTGAATAATTTGTGCAGTATATTCTTCATGTATAAATACTTTAGGAATAATACTCCCATAAAACTCATTAGCTGCCTCTGTTCCTGATATGGCTTGTCCGACAGGTATATTTTTGTGATGATACAAGATATCTTTTACTAAATAAGATTTACCAGTATTTCTTTTGCCTATTAAAACAACCACTTTATCACTTGTTATTTTATTCATATTGAATTTTTTTATTTGTAGTTCCATCTAGTACTTAATATTTATTATATTTTTAATTATATCAAAAATACGCAATATTTTATTTGTTTAAAATAGTTAATAAAACTATAATTAATATAAATATGTATTTAAAATATTTTAAATGGAGTAATAATGAATATTCTAATTTAAACAAAAAATTTAAGGAACATTCATTACTTAACAATGTACAATTTTATTTTCCTATTTTATCAATGTTTTTTAATTATTCTAATTCAAATAAATCTAGAAAAACTTTAGATGTAGATAGAAGATTTAGAGTTATTGATATAGTTAATTGTATTAGTGCTTCACCTCACTGTTCTAATAAATATTTAGGAACAATTGTATATGATAAATGTACAAACTCTATTAAAACAAAAAAACTTTTTTTAAAATCAATACCAATAATCGATATTATTCATTATTGTACAAATAAATATGATACATCAAATAGCTTATTACCATCCAATTATAGATACAACATTCAAAGCAAAATTAATAATATGAATAATTCTGCATATATAGATGCATTTTTTTCTATTATAGCTAGCCATCTATATTTATCAAATAAAACTCCTTCACTATCTATATGTTATGGTACATATATAGGTACAGGTGATTATATATATAATGTATCATCGGAATTCTCATATATGCAGGAATATACATTTTTTAATAAACAGATTGGTAATCTATTTGATATATCTGTTGAAGATAATTACTATAGCAATGATAGCGATGATAGCGATGATAGTGATGATAGTAGTTATAGTAATTATTCATCAGATATTAGTGATGATTCAACAATTATATTATGTCTTAAAAATATACCATTACAACAAGTAATACTCGAACGACTAGAAGGAACATTAGAAGATTATCTTAATAGTGAACAATTAAATATGGATATTTTATTATCTTGTTTTTTCCAAATAACATTTTGTTTAGCATATCTTCAAAAACACTATAACTTTTGTCACAATGATCTACATATTAATAATATTATGTATACTTCTACAAAATTAGAATATTTATATTACAAATTCAACAATATATATTTTAAAGTGCCTACATATGGTAAAATATTTAAAATAATAGACTTTGGTAGGTCTGTATTTGATTTTAATAAAAAAAAATATTTTAGTGATTCTTTCTCAAAACATGGTGAAGCCGATGGTCAATATACTTATCCTATACAAAATATACCATTGTATAATAATGATAATACTAATAATATACCTATAAATTATAGTTTTGATTTATGTAGATTATCTACTACAATATTAGATGCATTAAATGAGTTTACTCCAGAAAAATCTGAATTACTCGATAAATTTATGATATTACTAAATAAAATTTTATCAGATAAATCAGGTGAATGTATTTATGACCCTGATAACGTATCATTCCAATTATATATTGATTTAGCTAAATATTCTTGTAATGGTATTCCTAAAAATATTCTAAATGAAGATATCTTTGATATTTATAAAATAAAAAAAAATATGATTAATAATAATCATGTTTATAATCTTAATTAAAATGGAACTTTAGATGGTACATATTCATCTACAAAATCTTCTACCTCCTCTAATACATCAATCTTATTTGATTCTACACTTGAATCACTCTTACAACTACAAATTAAATATATATAAGTAATAGCAAATAATCCAATCATACATGTTATTTGTTTTTTAGTTTTATCATTAATATCTAACATATCCTCATCATCCTTGTATTTAAACTTATAATAAAGTTCAATTATTATTCCAATCGTAATAGATGCTATCACTGATGATACAATTGGATTATACATAAATATACTTACTTATTATTAATATTTTACTCAAATAACGTATAATCCTCATCATTATTAATTTTATCAATATCACCTAATATTCCATCAATAGTTTCTGTATCATCTATTTCTACATCCGGTTTATTATCATCATCTTTGATCATTGTTATATCCTTGATATCTGTTGATGTTTTATGCTCTAAATCAGATATAATTTTTGTTTCTTCATCAACATCATTTTCTTGTTTATCATCTACTTTATTATCATCATCATCATCATTATTATCTGATTTACTATCAATAGATTCAAATAAATCTATATTTGAATTATATTTATCGACTACAACTACTTCATTATCTATTTTATCCACAAATTCAGGTTCTTTACTTTCAGTCGGCTTAATATTATTAATTTCTTGAATTAATTCTTTATAATCGGTATTATCATCTTCTTTATTATTATCTGCCTCAATCACTGAATTAATCTTATCCTCTTCATCATCACTCATTATTATATTATCATTATCGTATACTGGTTCTGTATTATCTATAACTTGTTCATCTCTGATATTATTATAATCATTCGATTCAGGTGATTTTTGATTTTCTTCAAGTGATTCTTGTGTTTCTTTATTTTCTAGAGCTTCTTCATCATTAGAATCATTAGACAAATGATTTCTTAATATATCTCTGACTGGTAATGATGACCTAATTGTGTATTCAATTGAACTTTTAATTAAATTTTCTATAATTCTTATATTTTTTTGATATTCAGAACTTGTTGTCCTATTATCAAATAAATTTGGATTTTTCCATATTTCTCTTGCTATATTTATATAACATTTATGTATAAAATTAATTGTCTTAGGTATTACTAAATTCACTTTTTTACTAGTTTTTTTACCGATACTAGTTAATATTCTTGTATGGCTGATAAATACAGCAGTTATTAAATCATCTATATATTCACACTTAGACCTCTCCATTATTTTACTTCTCTCAATTTCTATCATCTCTTGATTCCATTTAATAATATTTTCTAATTCTTTCCTAAATATTTTTGTGTTTCTTTTGCTATCTGTATAAATCTCATAAATTCTATCATACAATCTATCTTTTAAAACATCAATTAATTGATTTGTATACTCTATTTTTGCTTGTGAATATACATTCGTATCCATTCTAATATTTTTTATTAATATCTTTAATTATTATTTTAAACTTATTTAATTTGAATTATTATAAGATTATTTACATTAATTATCTAATTATGGACTTTTTGGATATCTTTGATAATGAAGTATTCTGTGCTTTAATAGGCATTCTATGTATTATAGGAATATTTTTATGTATGTGGATTTGTTTATATAAATATGCAAATTATAAAGAAAGAAAATTTACTAATGTAATACAAGTTAATCAAAATATTTAATTTAATAATATAATTTTTTATTTATAGTTAAAACTATAATTATTAAATAATAACAAACAATGCTAGATTACTTTGGTTCTATCGAAAAATCTAATACAGAGATAGACAATGAATTAATTCATATATTAAAATCAAGAACAGATGAACTGACTATAGAAACTATAATCAATGAATTAAGAAAAGAAAAAGTTATGTCCATGTCATATAGTGTTTCTGGATGGATTATGTTTGCTAGAAAACAATTATGTGATATTATTAGTGATGAATTAGATCGTATATTATACAAGAATGAACAAAAACTAAAAACAGTATATTGTCTTAAAAATCATTTAAACCCAGATATACTATATTATATATTTAATCAATGACATTCGGTTTGTATTTTAAAGATTTATTAGAAAATCAATTAAAACAAGATAACATATATTATCCAATCCATATTAAAAATTTCGTCAATCAATGGAATCATTTATTATGGAAATATTCTAATAATAACAATCTATTAATATTATCCAATATCATTTATAAAGAAATATTTTGTTTTTTATTTTTTAAAAAAACAATTGATTATAAATTAATAAATAAATGTTTTAACAAGATATCTTGTTTTTGAAGTTAATACAAATAATTTGAAATCATAATATATTTTTTTAATTACAATTACGAACTATGGATTTCAAGTCAAATATCCCGGAGGGAGTCCCTTATAAACTTATAGGTGCTAATGATTACACCCCATCTCAATATAAATCAGAAATTAGAAAAAGATTAGGTAATACAGAAGTAGATTTATTTAATTTAATAAAAACAATAATATCATTATATGGAATTGATATAGTTCAAGGAGAAAAAGCTAATGGTTGTATTGTAATATTTGATAAACTCAATAAATATATTAATGAATCAACATTAAATAAGATATTACGGTTTGTTTTAGATTGTGATCCAAAAATTGCTTATGCATTGACTTCTAATAAACAACTTATAGAAAAGTTTAGATTTTACTACGATACTGTTAAAGGTTATGGAGTTATTACTATTAAATAAAAAGAGCTCTTTAGAATATTAATTTTAAATTTTTATATTTTTTTCTATCACAACGACACATACAAGAGAAAGAGCAAGAGAGAGAGCAGCAGCAGCGAAAGAGAGCAGCATCAGAGAGAGAGCGATGAACGATGTGTCTAAGGAGGAGCTTGAGAAGGCCAGAAGGGATGATGTGAGGGCCAGAGAGGTGGCTGCGAATGGAAACTATTGACTAATATCCCGTTCAATGAAATCGAATACATTGGATGTGGTAAGGATGTTGAAGTTAACTGGAAACCATCGGGTGATGATATCAATTTTGTATACACTGAAACAGATGTGAAGAATCTGGAGAAGGCTCTTCAATATGTGATGACACTTCCAGATGGGACTGCTGTGATGGTCCCCGTTTGTGAGGAGACTGCTAAGGTTGATTACCTTGTGAAAATCCAGAAATTTTGTGGGGAATACTGTCGTGATTTTATCTGGGTAACACAATATCGTAAGGATAATACGCGTATACAACGGGCCATGGAAAGGTCCGCTGTGATTCGTGGCTGAAGGTAAGCCCTTGGCTGAGGCCACACATAAGGCTCCATGCGTCAGGAGATAATAATGACGAGAAAGGCTAGAGAGGACAGGCAAGAGATTTATATAGTATTTATACATATTAAACATAATTGCCAATCTTTAGCAGTGGACTGTACCACTATAAAAAGAAATTAGCATAAGATGCTTTTTTTTAATTTACTAAATCATTAATATCCATTAATAAAAATTTATATTTTTTTTAATTTGATATAAATTTATTTTTTATTATATTAATCCATTATGAATATAAAATTATACGTTATTTGTCTATTTTATATTATTCTCATAGGAATAGTTAAGATATCATTATTATATGTATTACTGGGTTAAATAAACAATTATACTATTATAAACATAGATAGCTTTATATAATTCATCATTTATAAATTCTTTTAGCTTATTATTAAATTCATTTATATCCAAATTTTTAATGTTTTTGTTATAAGATATCTTATTTATTTTCGCCCATTTTAAAAAAATATAATTAATAATATTTTTATTTGTTTGAATATCTATGCTTTTTAATACATTATAAATTATATTAGTATCAATATAGTTATTTAATAAATCTAAAAAATTCAAATCATTATCATTATTTACTTTTTTCTTATAATATATATTTTTTAATAATTTATCATCTAATAAGTAACTCATTATTATTAATAAATAACATTAATTTATTATTATAACGTGAAACTATATTCTTTCTCTAAATTGTATTCCTTTATTTTATACATAATACTATTTTTTTTATCATCCTTTAGTTTTTTTATATTTTTATTTAATGTTTCTAATATATCAGCATCATGTATATTGTTTAATAATTGATTAAAGTGATATATACATTCATCTAAATAGTATAAACAATTCTCTAAAATATTTTTATTATATTTATCTGTTTTATCTGTATCTAAATTATCTAAATATTTATCTATTTTTTTATAATATTTTAATCCTTTTAAAAATGATTTTTGATTATATTTTTTATATTCACTTATATTTTTAATTTCACTATTTGTTTCTATATATTCATTTGTTTTATCTGGTTTAATTATATCGCTTAATTGATTGTATATATCAGATTTATTACTAATAAAATATTTATACGATAAGTACAAAACAAATACTATTAGTAATACATGTAATATATTATCATAATATTGTAATAAACCAAATATTATTAATACTATAAGACATTCATATAGCATTTATCTTATTATATTTATAAAATATAATAATATTGATAATAAAATAAAAAATATACCCATATACAATGAATTATCATCTTTGCGAAGATATCTTATAAATGTTTGACAATGTATTTTTACTAAATATGTCATATTTTTATCTTTATTCTCTAATACAATATCATCCATTTCAAGTTTAACTTCAACTAACATTTTTTTATAATCCGTCCAAAAATTTACTATAACATTTGTTAAATTAGATATTATATCACCTAATTTAACATCCATAATTGTGCTTATTTTTTGTTTATCATCCTTTTCTATATTTTTTGTTTCTTTTTCTAATACCTCATCTTTTTGTGATTTATTTAAAATTTCAGTATTTGGATCAACTATATGAGGATATTTACTTACAATATCTTGGTCTACTCTAAGTCTACCGAATGTTATAGGGTCATTCTCATTATATTCAAACAAATCACTATAATTTCGTTCATCTATTTCGAATGTATTCATACTTACTATAATATATATTAATTAATATATGAAATTAAATGCACATTAGATAACATCATCCTTCTACAGCAATATTTATGTAATCCTAAATCATCTAATACTTTACCTTCAATAGATTTTTCTGCTTTTTTAAAATCTATATATTGTACATCTAAATTATTATCATTTTCTTTTGTTGTTTTATTTTTTTCTAAATTTGTCATGATAACAAATGGATCCCATTTATCAGCAATGATATTGTTGCATGTGAAACATCTAATCGGTATTAACATCTTATATTATATATTATATTTACTTTTATATTAATATCAAATTTATTTAAATAGATAATAATAATAAATATCATAAATTATGCCTAATAATGATATAGATAAAATTTGTAATGATCTATTTAATATTAAATTAAATAAGAATCATCGAAAAATTAAATTAAATATAAATAGATGTCCTAGATGTGGTTTAATTAGAAAATACAACTTTTTTTGTGTTCAAAAAATAAATAAAAAATTTAAATAGTAATTTATTTACATATAATATAATACATCTTTTTACGTAAACTATAAATATCTGATTTATCTATAAAATATTTGAATGGATGAAAATATAATATTATAAATAACATATATATGATTTTTACTTTATCTAGAATCATTTGTTGTGCTTTTTTAATAAAATTACAGAACAACTGTATTTATATGAAATGATATAGATGAATAATACGATAGTAAATATAACAATTAATATATTTAAGTCCATACTTTACTATTTTTTTTTTGTAATATTAATATCAAATTTATTTAAATAGATAATATATATTATCATAAATAAATGAGAGAAAGTTTAATTCATAAAAAAGAGAAACAGGAAGCAACATTAGTTAGTCCAGACCCGGAACACAATCAAAAAAAATGTTGTCGCTTGAAGTGTATGGCATATTCATCCTTATCTATGATATGTATCGCATCAATATTTGGACTAATATATGTTAATGTTGTATGTGGTACTTTTAATACGGATGATTGTAATGAGAATTTATGTTTATTAGATAAGGATTGTAGTTCTAGTTCAAGTATCTAAGTTAATATATTATATATATTATCCATTAATATATATAATATATTAATGGATAATAAGATAGATATCTTAGACTCTAAGATAGAAAAATTAGAAAAAGATATAGAAAAGATATTATATATATTGGAGAATAATATAGAGCCTAATTGTTCAAGAATGAATACACATATTTCTTTTATAGAAAAAATATACGAAAATGTAAGATCACCCATGGATTATGTTTGTAATACAATTAATAGGTTTTATATTTCTGATAAATAAATATATAAATACTATATATATGGTACATTTATCAAGTTTATAAATGTATGGGGTTATGGTTTTTTATTCTATTATTACTTATTTCTTAGGTCCAATTGTAACTAGAACTTTTATGAATGATCACCCAGACCAGTGTATTGCTGGATTTTTACTAGGATTTACTATATCTGTATTTTTATGGATGAAGTTTGGTAGAAAATTAGCAGAACAAAAATAAAAAAGAAACTAGGTTTCCCTAGCTCTTTTTTTTTGAGATATTTAGTGTTTTCTCATTCACTGTTCATCTACCATCCCCTCCTATGAGGAGGAACATATACCTCTATAGGAGGAACATATGCTTCTATTGCTTTTCTCACAGCATGGTTAGGCACAAGCACTTTGCTATCAAGTGCTACACCGGTAAATGGACTAGTGTCATTCATTACAAACCATTTCTCAATAGCTTCACGTTCATATGTATGTCCGTCGCATGTAATCACAGGGTCCTTAATCAGACGTTGTGTGATCGGGCACTTGAATCGTTCAAAACACTCTCCGTTTGAGCCATTGATAACAGCTAATTCTGCCATCTCCTCGGCTTCTGCAGCCCTCTTCTCGGCTTCTGCAGCCATCTCCTCGGCTTCTGCAGCCCTCTTCTCGGCATCTTCTGCCCTCTTCTCGGCTTCTGTAGCCCTCTTCTCGGAATCTTCTGCTCTCTTCTCGGCTTGTGTAGTCATCTTATTGGATCTCACCAAGAGACCTGCAGTCATCTCCTTGATTTCTGTAGCCCACTTCTGGTATTTCTCCAAGTCTTCTGCGGCCCTCTTCTCGGCTTCTGCAGCCCTCTTCACGGCTTCTGTAGTCCTCTTCTCGCCTTCTACAGCCCTCCTCTCGGACGCTTTAGCCCTCAATTCCCATCCCTCGGCTTCTGCAGTCATCTTTGCCATCTGAACCTCTACCAAGGCTTTACGACATTCAAAAGATCTTTCCCACTCCTCACATCTCGATGAGAATAATGATCGCCACATTCTTTCGCTCTAGCCGTTTGTCGTTAGTTATAAAAAAAATATTAAAATTTCAAATTATTAATTATACTTCAATAACAAGATATCTTATTCAGAACCACATTCTATATGTCCATCATTGTATAATATATAATAATATTTAAAAACAGTCAATCCATCAGGACTAGTTAATATTAGATTTGCGTAATTTACATTAGAAGAATCTACATTGATTGAATCATATTTATATTTTATGATAATATTTCTTTGAATAGGATAATATAAATTTTTTACAAATATATCAATATCAGGGAAAATAGAATTCAAGTATTTTATTGAATTTTTTTGAATTATATCCATTTTTTTAACAATATTCTTAAATGAACATTCATTTTTGTTATGGCCTGTTAGACCACAGCATTCACAAATTTTATAATTATTTTTATTTAATATACACTCATTTGTATCACAACCATAAAGACCACAATATTCGCAAATATCGTCCATTGTTTTCTTTTTTAGTTTTATATAACTTATATTCAAATTATATAAAATAAAAACCATAATTATAATAAACAGAATGAATGGTGATGAACAATTATTTGATCATCAAGATTGGAAACAAGTAATTATTAAAATAAATAAGCCTAAAAATAAACAAACAAATAAACAAACAAATAAAAATCAAGAATTAAATAAAGTAAAAAAAATAGAAAAAAAAGCAGAAACAGATACACTACAGCACAACAAATATTCTAGAGAATTCAGAACACAAATGGTTCAAAAAAGAACATCCACATTGAATATGACACAAAAACAATTAGCATCTAAATTAAATTTACCAGAAAAAGTAATAAAAGATATAGAAAGTGGAAATGCTATATATAATCATCAATATTACAACAAAATAAAAAGAATATTAAAAATATAATTAATATTATAATGGAAAAAAAGAATACATCTGATACTACAGAAGATGTATATGACCCTTGGACTCCTCAAGAAGAAGTTTTACTAGCTGAATGGGCTGATAAAGCTACTTGCTATAAATGGCTACATAGTCGGTCCGAAAAATTATATAGAAGAATGAATTATATATTTACAATTCCTGTTATTATATTATCTACATTAACAGGTACTGCTAATTTTGCTATGGATAGTTTTGTTCCAGATGAACATAAACAAATGGCAATGGCTGGTGTAGGTTCCGTTAATATATTTGCTGGTATATTATCAACATTACAAAATTTCTTAAGATATGCAGAATTAATGGAGTCTCACAGATTAAGTGAAGTCCAATGGTCAAAATTTGGCAGAAATATAGCAGTAGAATTAGCAATGGCTCCTAAAAAAAGAAAACCTGTCAAAGAATTTTTAAAAATAAGTAGATTAGAATATGATAGATTAATTGAACAATCTCCAACAATAGATGATTCTATAATTAAACAATTTAAGTCTAATTTTTCTAATGCATCTCTTAAGAAACCAGATATATGCAATGGATTAGATGAATGTGAAATTTATGAACCAACTAAAGAAGAAAAAGCAGCGGAATTAATGTCTAACATTGGAATGAAGATGAAGGAAAAAGAGACAAAAACAAAAAAGAATACTAAATGGGGAAAAGTATCAGGACATATTAATGATATTAATAAATTAACTAATATATCAGAACCTATAAGTCACAAAAAACAGGATGCTTCTAAAGAAATTGAACATTTAACTAGTATAGGTAAAGTTTCTAGTTTAAAAAAATCATTAGGTGAAACAAAAGCAGAAAATCATGTTGAACAAATTAATGAAATATCAGATTTTTTAAATGGGATAAATGAATTCAATGATGATGATGATGATGATAAACAAGAAGATATCTTGCCTAATAATAATGATAATGATAAACCAGAAGATATCTTGCCTAATCTTGATTCTGAAGATGATATCGAAAAAGGAAAATAAAATTTTATAATATTATATATTTAATTTTTTAATTTGAATTAATAAATATAATTGTATTTTAAACTGATTGATACATTTAAATACAATGGAGGATGAACTACTATTACTTGATAATCAAATGAATGAAGAGATTAAAATTATTAGAGATAAATATTCTGAAATGAAATCTGATGTAAAAAAAAAGTACAAAGACAAAGAGGAATATTATAACACTTATGACCCTAAAAAACTTTTAATGGCTAGACAAGCATACTCAGAATATATTAATAAACCAATTGAAGAAGTAACTAATGAAGTAGTTGATAAAACATCATTGGGTATTACTGGTTGGTATATGGAGGTAATTAATAAAAAAACAAATCACGTATTTAATAATAAAGAAGCATTATACAAATTAATAAAAGCAGATATATCTCTAAAAACTATGATGAATGATTTATTGAGATTAGAAACAACTTCATCTGTTGATGAAGTTATTCAATATATTGAAGGTAATCAACTTAATTTACTAAATGTTCTAGTTAATGATATGGCTTTACTTGATATGATTACTGATATGATTAATAACAAAGAGTATAATAAATTTAATGAACCTGAACCAGAAATATGATTATAATAAATAACAATATTATATAAATTTTTTTATAATTTGATAATAATATATAAATATATATAAATATTATTTATTATATATGACAATGGATTTTATTAGTGAGCAGTTGTTAACAGAAGATGATATCTATATAGACAGTAGTGAAATGAATCAAAAATTTAATGATATACTTACTATTAAACTCAAAAATAAATTCGAAGGAAAAAGCATATCAACAGGATATATTATTAAAGATACGATAGATATTGTGAATAGGTCAAAATATGGAGTATGCGAAGGTGGTAAAAGTAAATATAATATTAATTTTAAAGCAGTATTAGTATCACCTGTAGTTGGATTAAAGATATCTTGTTATGTTCACAATGTAACAAAAGCAGGTGTGATTGCTTATATAAAATTAAGTGATTATGGTGATTATGAAGGAAATAAATTCGAAGATAGTCCATTATTAATTTTAATACCATTAAACAGATTTGAAGATGAAAATGTACAAGTCAATACAAAAATAGATATTGAAATAACAGCTATTAGAATAAGATATAATAATAAAACAATACAGATAATTGGTCGTCCTATTTAATGTATTTTAATATATTTAATATTAATATGAATAAAGATATACAGTATGTGTATGATTTAATTACGAATAATGATGGTAATGTAGACCATATTGTTTATAATTATATTAAAAATAATGATATATATCATATAAGTAATAAAAATGGATTATTTTTTAATTTAAATAAATTAACCAATGATCAATTATTAGAATTAAAAAAAATATTAAATAAATATATAGAAGATACAAATAAATATAATGATAAATTATCTACAATAATTAATATTGTTAAAACTAAAAAATTTGATAAAAAAGAAAAAATAATAAAAAAAAACATTCCTAAAAATATTTTTACCAAATATCATTTAGATATTATTAAAAATTCTAAAATAAAGTAATTAACTGTATGCATAACTAGACAATGGTTTAGTAAATGGATTATTTCTGAATGGATCTAATAGATCAGGTGATATACGATCACATAATTTTTGATTATCAAGTGTATTTTTATCTCTAGTATTTTTAGTATCATTAGATGTAGATATATTAGAAAATATATTAGTAATACCTGTTTGATATTGTGTCATATAATCACTATCTAATTTTTTTGTCTCTGTATTAAATCTATCAGCACCACTCATTAGCTTAACATTAGATAAAGTTGGTTCTCGACCGGTAGATATTATTTCTTTTGTTGGATCAGTATGATATGTGCATAATAAATCTCTAGATTCAACATCATTTACTGATGTTTTAGGATTCAATAAATCACTGTACATATTAGTTTGTTTTAATGTTCCTTTTGGTTTATCAACATATCCTAAACCTTCTTTATTATATCCAGTTTCGTGTTTATGAATATAAGTATTCGCATTATTGATAATATTTCTTTCTGATGTTACTTCACGTTCATTCGGATATACATGATAACCTAGTTCTTTATAATCATAATTATTCTGTTGTGTATTATTACCAACAAAATTTCTACCATTACTAGGACCTAATTGTTGTCTATGGGAAGTTTGTACTGCTTGACTTTTTTCTGAATCAGATATATATGTTTTAGCATTTGTTATAAAATTATTATTAAAAATTGACCTATTAGTAAATTTAACTTCATATTCTGGTCTGATTAGTGGTTTCTCAGTTGTAGCCACTGTAGTAAAATATCTATCAGGACTATTCTTATAATCTCTGTATGGGCGATTTTTATATACGTCAGCGTGAATTCCTCTGACTTCTGTTAATGCACTACCCGCTTTTACTCTGCCTTTATAATTATCCTTTTTATTGACTTCACTTCTAATATTGTCTATATGATTTCTTTGAGCTATTAAATGCCCCACTCTAACATTAACTATAGATTTTTCATCAATTGGAGCAACATATTGCCTTTCTGTTGGTTTCTCAAAATTTCTAATCATTCCTAAATCATATCTGTCTTTATTAGCTAGCTCTCCACTAAATGTGTTGCCATACACATCTTGTTTTAAATCACCATCAAATAATGATGGTTGTTCTCTTTTTTTAATATATGTACCATCTTCAATGTTATACATATTGTGTGCTGGATTAGTATTACCATATAATTGTAAGCTTAATCCATCTTTACTAGTAAATGGTTGTTGTTCAATCCCTTGATCATTTGTTAGTGTTATAGGTAATCCAGTTATAGCACTAATATTATTATCATTATTTGTTTCGGTGATTAAACTCATATATACAATATAAAATATTATATAAAAAAATATATTAATAATTACACAAGTCTTTGTATATTTGACTTGTATTTAATCCAATTCTTGGTATACAATCTCCATTATATTTCTCTATAACATTCGCCTGTGGATCCTTATGTAATTTATAAAATCTATTTAACCCTACTCCATCTTTATAAACTAATTGTTCCTTCATTTTATAAAATTCATCAATTATTCCTCTGCTAGAATTATTAAATATAGTATTATCAGTTTTTAAACTATATTTATCGTATAAATCAAATGTAGGTATTTTAGAAGTATCTATATTACGTATACCATTTTTAAAATTATATGTTTTGTATTCATCTAAAGCTCTATTAAATAATACTTGTTGTTCTGCTTTATCATTATTTAAATTTTCTACTTTTACTAATTTGTTTTTAAACATTTATATATTAATTATCAACATATTTTTTTATTACATTATTTTCTTCACACTTCTTCTTGTATGTGTATTCTCTTAATAATTGTCTGGTCGAAACACCACCTTGCTTCCAATCACCAAGTGTATCTTCAGGTATAATAAATTGTGGGTCTTGTACAGTCTCACTTAACTTAGAAATCATTGGAGTAAAATAATATTGCTCCTGAACATCACCATTTTGTCTTTGAGCTTGACGACTAAATATATTAAAAGATTTTTTCTGTAGTGTACTATTCGAATTTATTAAATTAGTCTCTGTATTAACATCATAAAATCCTTTAATATAAGGAGACGATAAAGTAAATCTTGGATTTAATTGATGGATTTGTCTTTTATTTGTATTCTCTTGTGTTCTTAAATATGAACTGTCAGTTACTAAATGTCCGTGTTCACCTGTAATATTCTCACCACCTTTTAAATTAATACCAGTTTGACTTGTCTGTACATTAACAGCATTTTGAATAGAAGAAGGTCTTAAATTTTCTAATGTATATATACCAGAATGTAATGATTGTAATGAATCAATATTCAATATTCTATTATCATCTTTATGTCCTGCTGGGGTATTTAAATCAAAGCCCGTTGAAGTATCATGAGTTATACTTGGCATCTATATATAATATATATTTATAAAAAAAATATATTATAAAAATTATTATAACAGTAAAAAAAAATATGTAATAAATGCGATTCTTATGATTAACTATTAATTCTTACCACCTTGACCACCAGTCCCACCAGTTGTTCCTCTCTTTTTATCACAATCCATTAAATTACCTGCCTTACAACTGCTATCATTAGTATAACACCATCTAGCAAAACCTTCTTGATCATTCATAGCAGTTGTTACAGGCATTGTATAAAATCTAGTGTGAGTATGCTCTCTAGTAAATGGGTCTGATTGATTCTTAAATGCATTATAATTTAAATTATCTTCAACCATTTTCTGCACAGCTGGATTTTCTGTGTTCAATGCTTCTTTATCATCATGACTCACTAAATTAAAATTCATTAATGGATTATTTATAGTAGGTAATCTCTTATTGTTCTCTAGCTTTTTTTCTATCTTTTTTTCTAAATTATTTAATTTATTCATATCTCTAGATAATTCATTCATCATTATTTTTTTGTTATTCTTATATATCATTACTGTTATTACACATACAATTAATGGTAAACAGAATACATTACTATCTTTGTTCATTAAATAATATATGATAGAAAAGTATATAGATAATCTAGTAATAGCATTTAAATTTCTAATCATATCATATTTTTTATTAGGAATAACATCTAATAAATAATTGCTATCAATCAATATTCTAATATTATTATACCAAAAGTTCGTCATAATATATATTACTATACAAGATTATTATTATTTATTTTAATTGAATCATCATCTGATTTTGGTTCTGGATTAGGTTGTTGAGTTTTCTCCATTTCTTTAACAATATTTCCCATATTTTCTGTCATAGATTTAAATAAATCATTATTCATCATATTTGGATACATATTATTTGCTTCATTCTTTAATACATCATCATTTAATTCTCCACTACTCATTTTTTGCTGTACTGTTTCATTCACTTTGCTAAATATATTCATAATATTATTCCCATCTAATAATTTTGATATGTCTCCACCAGATTCTAAATTAGGTAAATCAATCGATTCTGATATCTCTTTTGCTATCTTACCAATTGTTGAATTGTTCAACATATCTTCTATATTTAAATCACCCATACCCTCAAATAATCCCTCTGGTGATTTATTCTTATTCATATCCTCCTTCATCTTCTTTATTTTCTTTAAATCTTTTAAATCTTTCTTACTTTCAGATGATAATGAATCTGTTTCACCACTTAATAATTCTTTTAAACTCTCACTCGATTTTAAATTAATATAAATCACACAAAATGTTTGTAGATATTTCCATATATTTTTCTTTGTGGATTCTGATATATCTGATTTCCATAAATCACTCATAGGTATCTCTTCAAATATAAATATGTCATCCTTGAATAATTCTTCTTTTCTATTTGTTATTAGTTTTTCATATTTGTTAATGTTGTCTAAAAATTTAGTGATATCAGTTGATTCCCCTACTAATATACTTCCATAATGTTCATATAATTTAGATTTGTATTCGGGATATACACTAATGATATCTTTCACAAATGATTTGAATAAACTAATTGCTTTATTATTTAATTTATCTATATCCATATAATATAATTTATATTATTATTAGTTTTTTTTATACGCGTAAATCTAATGTATTCGATTGATAATCCATTGAACCCATTTTTTTATTATTATTTGGATTCATATCCATATCTCTTTCGCTCATCATTTTTTCATAACTATTATTAATTGATGGATTATCACTATTCACATGAAGATTTGTTTGATTCTCTTCATCTCCAAAATCAACAGGATCATATACACTATTATCTATATGTGTATCATCTATTGATGAGAATGATAACCCACATACACCATCAACACAATATGATTCTAATTCATTCTGAATTGCCCCATCATATTCTTCTGTATTTTTCTTTGTTGGTGTTTCTTCAATCCTAACATCTCCTTTATTATATGGCATATCTGATGGCATATTGTTTTTGTTTGAATATATATCAGTTGTTGTAGACATTCTAGGCATCGTACTATATTCTAATGGTGGCATTGTATCCTTATCATTATTTATCTCTGATAAATACATATTTAATTGACTTTTTATATCATTTCCTAATACAACATTCCCATTATACATTAAATGTGGTACACTTCTAACAAACTTAGGAAATGGAGATACATCAATATCTATAATTCTAAATAATTTACCTAATTCTTTTTTATTTTTGTGAATCAAAATTAATAATTCATGACAATGTGTACATCGACGACTTATATACAATATATTACTCATATATTTATTAAAATTAAAAAATAAAAAAATTATAACATATAAATTTGAAATTATATAAATATATTATATTATATTATTTATAATATGGAGTACTCAAATATAAAAAAATCTAATGACGGTACTAATGATATTTTATCATTTGAATTAAAGGGTGATGAAAAATTAGGATTGGATAAAAGTATTGTTAATGGAGTGAGAAGAACCCTAATTAGTAGCATCAATTCTGTTTCTTTTGACAATATCACTATTTTAGAAAATAATACATCAGTTCATAATGAATATATTAAACAAAGAATTGAATTAATTCCTATTAAATTAGACCCAGATAAATACAAAAATGATTACCTATTTATGATTGATGTTATGAATGATAAAGATGATTCGGTTGTTAAAATTACTACTAATGATTTTAAAATTTATCCTATAAAAAAATCTAGTGTATACAAAGATACCGTAACTATTGATGATTACGATCTAGATTCACCTTTATCAGACAATATTAAAAATATCTTATTTAAACCATTCAAAATAAAAGATATCATTAGCTATATTATTATAACAGAACTTAAATCAACCAATTCAAATGAAAGACAATCACTTAAATTATATTCAATACCTAATGTAGATAATGGATACAAACATGCTAAATATAATAATATATCGAATGCTATCTACACATTTCACATTGATGATAAATTATTCAAAGAAAATTTATCTAATCAAATAAAATTAAAAAATATAAAAAAAGATGATATTGAACAATTCTCTAAAGATTATGAATTTGAATTTATTGAACGTTTTTATCACAGAGATGTTTATACTGAACCTTATTGGTATGATATTAATATATCATCTTATCATTATTATTCTCCATTAATTTTATATAATAAATCTATTAATATTCTTATTCAAAAACTACAAGATTGTAGTAAACAGTTCGAATTATTGTTATCTTCTCCCGATTTATCAACATTCACTCTTTCTAAAAAAAATAAAACATTTGTTATTAAAATGATGGATTATGATGATACTATTGGTAATATAATACAGTCTCACGCTTGTAAATTTAACAAAAATAATTTTATTCAAGTATGTGGTTATAAAAAACCACATCCACTTGAATATTATATTGAATTAAGTTTATTCCCTAAACAAAGTTATTCTAATGAACGTCAAACATTTAATATGCTTATTAAAAGTCTTAATGATGTTATTGTTAATATCATCGACATTCTTCAAGAAATGCTTTCTAAATCTCAAACAATATAATTATTCATTATAAATCTTATTCTTTCTGCTGGTTGATTAATCAAGTAATATTTTATAAATCTAGTATCTATTCTTTTATTTTTTATAATATATTCTTCATGTATCTCATTAATATATGGTCTTATATGAAATGGTATATCTTTGAATTTAATTTCTTTTTTTATTTTTAATCTACTATAATTATCATATATCTCATTCACTATAATATCTATAATTTCTTTGTATTTGTTAAATTCTTTTTTACTTTCTGGATATAATCTTAAATATTTACCAATATTTTTGTTTTTTAAACAATTTATATATTTAACAACTGAATTATTCGTATTAACTGCTAATTCTTTAGCCTTCTCATAATTAGGATTAATATATTTGTATCTAATATTACCTTTTTTAATTATAATTCCTTTCCAATTATAATCCATTTTCTGATTCATAATTCTATCTAAATTATTTATATTATAAATATTTACTATATAAAATGGTATTTCTTTGTTAAAATGCGAATACAGATTATCTACATATTTATTGTTATTTCTATCATATATATCAGTTAAAACTATAGCATTAAATTCTACATTAGATACACATCTATTCATTTTATGTCTTAAAATAAATGAATAACTATATTCCTTGTTTAATACACTTGTTATACTATCCAAACTACAAACATCTTCAATTAAATTAATAAATGACTTGTTTTCCCATTTATTCTTTCCTCCTATATCACTTCTAGTTGATATTTTCCATTCATCATTCGTATAAAACACATTAAACATTGTACCATCTATCAATCCCTGAATCTCATATGTATCATCAATTTCTTCATTATTATATTTATCTACTCTTTTTGGTGGTACACATACTAACTCTTTCGTATCTACATTATATATACAACCCTTACAATATTTTAAATGCTCTTTTGTTATTTTATCATCATATTTATATCTAAGTAATCTTAAATTTTTGAATTTGTATATCTTAATATTATCATCCCTTAAAGATTCTAATGTATTGTTTTTTAAATAATCAACTAATTCCATATTGTTTATAAATGTATTATATATTATTCTTGTTTTTTTAAATATAATTTGAATTATAATTTAAAAATCAATATAATAAAGAAGAGTTAATCATGAAGAAGTGTTCAGTGTGTCAATGCATTACCACTGACCCTTTTATCATATATGATAAAAAGAAAAAGTTCATATGCAGTTATATATGCACTAACCGAAATCCTGAAGGACATATTAAAAAAGAAAGAATTGATAATTGGAAAGACTTTGAATGTCCTTTACCTGTTATGAATGGTAGCTTTATGATTAAAACAAATAAAGAAATACAAAATATGACAAACATTGAAAGAGCTAAGTATGAGCATGAATTAGAAATACACGTAAAAAAGAATCCTAGATCTATCGATTATATTCACTTGATTAATCTAGATTATGATGATTATGATGATTATGATGATTCATCAACAAGCTCTGATTAAATTTTAGTTTATACAATAATTTGAATTTTTTATATTTTTTTTCTATCTTAACGACAAACGGTTTTGCGACAGAGCAGGGAGCTAGAGCGATTAGGAGATGGAACTGACAAAGAGGGTGAGGAAAGCCCCACAAAGGTGGATCAAAGACCCTCTAACAACCGCCAACTTAGGTGGTTCTGATGTGAAGAGACGGAGAATACTGGGACTTGACAAAGAAGATAATGGTCCTAGAAATGTGTTCAACCAGCTTGAATGCGTGGAATGTTTGGGAGAACACCGAAAACACACCTGTGGTGTATTTGAACGTGGATGCAGATCGGATCTTTTGCCTCCTATGCAACCGGAGCAACTGGAGCAATCGGAGCAATCGGAGCAACCAGAGCAACTGGAGCAACTGGAGCAACCGGAGCAACCGATGCAATCAGAGCAACCGATGCAACCGGAGCAACCGGAGCAACCGGAGCAACCGGAGCCAGACGATATTGACAATATTCTCAAAATTGAGATTCCTTCTGAAAAGGAATTTATAGGTAAAGATGCGGAGCTACTGTATTTTGAAGAACTGGCATGAGGATTTAACCCCATAAAAAAAAATAAAGAGCGATGATGGTCTAAACAACCGGAGTTTTTTATTTAAATAAAATATTTAAGTAATGCTCCATCATACCATAGTACAAAAATAATTTATATAATTCTATAACATCTTTTTTTGATTGTAAATAATGTTCTCTTGGTAATTCTTCTCCAACATAAAATTCTGACATTTCTATATATGATTTAGAATATTTACTTATCCAATTTTTATAAATTTTATTGTTTTTATCATATTCACTTAATTCTTTATCATTAATATCATTATATTTATCTAATTTTTCTAATTCACAAGATATCTTGTTTAATTTTTTTTCTAATTCATCAATGTTCATTTATATATTTTTATAAATCTATTATTTATAACTTTATATTTAAATTCAATATATTCTTCAAATGTTTTTAAATCATAGTTAAATGGAATAAACAATATAATTAATCTACATTTGTTTTTTTGTAGTAATTCATTTATTATACATATAATATTAATACCATCTAAATATAAATTAAGTGCTTTCTTGTATTTATAATCTTTACCACCCCAAGGTGGATCAAATATAACAACATCTTGTTTTAATCTATTCATAATTGCTATATAATCTCCTTTATATAGTTGATGATTAGTAAATCCATAAACATTAACATTGTTCTCTATTATTTTTTGATGAAATTTACTAATTTCTACAGTTTTGACAAATTTAAATTTATCCATCAAATATATACTTGTTCCCCCAACACCACCAGTAGCATCTGTTATAACTATATCATATGATTTTAATTGATCATGTATAATATTTATTAATAACTGAGCATCCTTATGTCTCATAACACTATATCTACCAATCATACTAACTTGTAATTTAGCATAATCAATATCAGGCTTATGCAAGAATGATTTCTTTTTTTCTGTTAAAGACATATCATAAAACTCATCCTTAATTTCTCCTTTAAATTTAATTCTTTTTGACTTGTTACATTCTAGACGAGGTTTAGCCGACATTTGTAGATATATTATTTAATAACATTATATTTAATAACATTATATTTATATTATTTTCAAATTTAATATTACTTAAAAAATATATTATAAATTATTATAAAAAAATGGATATTGATGGATTAGTATTGATTAAACAAGACAACCTGCATCAAAATGTATATGAGTATATACAAACAAAAAGTATTAATGTGAGTAATGAAGAAGATATCTTTGATGTTTATATGTCTATGATTAAAGATGGATATTGTTTTGTTATTGATAGAGATATTGTTCTTAGTTGTATGATTGATATCTTGTATGTACTTAGCCCAACTAATGAGAATAAAGAATTAGTTAAGAAAATGTTAATAGGTGAATATGATGAAGATGATAATAATAGTGAAGAAGCAAATGATAGTGATGAAGGTAATGATAGTGATTAATTTTCTATTTTATATAATTTACCATTATTGAATATAATAGGCGTTACTACAGTAATATCAAAACCATTTTGTAATAATATATCAAAATCATATAATCTTGTGATTGGCCTATCATCATTCGACAAATACATAAATTTATCACTAATATTATGTTTTACTTTATATCCTATTAAATCTGATAATTTATTAGGATTTATTAATTTATTATCACTAACATATTCTGAATCTTTATCAGATAATCTATATATTTCTTGTATTGGAGAAAATAGTTTCCCTAACTTATCTTTTAGATAATTAGAATTAGATATATAATTAAAATATATCATTGTCGATGGGTCTAATAACCCTAATATCTCACCTGTCTCTCTTAAATAACGTACATCTATATTTGTTTTATTTTTAACTTTGTAGTAAATAAATACATTTTGTTCATCTTCTTTACCGGGTGCTGCATATATTTCATCAGTGATTTTTTGTATTTTTGAATTTAATTGACGTTCATCTATATTATTTAGATTTGAATCATTTATACCAGGAAAATAAGAATTTTCATCTTGAATTGATTTATCAAAACGAATACAATTTTCATTCAATACTATATTATCTCTTGAATTCTGTATACAATCAATAGATGATTCTTTAATAACATCTATTATTTCTTGTGATATATTATATTTATTCTCCATAATATCAAAAATAACCTGATCAACCGTTCTATACATTGTATCACTCTTTATTTTTATAATTTTCTGTATTTGTCCATATAATTCATTATGATTTGTGTATAAATAATTAACTATATCATTATCTATTTTTATATCCGGTGTATTCCATGTCTCTAATTTTGACATTGATAAGAAGATATCTTTTATATTATTACCTTCAGGAAATACTGATAAATACAAATATTGTTCTACATTTCTTTCTGATTCAGGTAAATCATTGTGAGAACCTAGACGAATAGCTCGACCAAATACCTGGTCTATTCTAACATAATTCCAATACGGTTCTAATATATGTACTTGTCTTACCGCTGTTAATGATATACCCTCAGCACCCGCTGATGATATAATCATTATCTGTATTTTATTTCCATTTAAATTATCTAAACTATTAAAGGCTTCTTTATTATTCTTTCTTTCTAATTCTGTTTCCATACCAGTTATAAATGTGTACCTTAAATCATCATAATTATTTTCTTTATTTCTATAATCATATCTTGTATAACCATTGGCTATTAATACCTGTTCAAATATTTCTGAACCTGCATCTGTTCTAAATTCACTATAAAATAACATTTTACCAGTTGGTTTACCGTCCTTCATAAATTTTTGCATATTCTTAATAACTCTATTGAATTTAGGAGACATATGATTCAATCCCTTATCATATTCTAATTTTTTGCTTCTTATCAACTTATCATATTCCTCTCTTTTCATTTTATCTATTAAATCACGATTACTCTTATCCACTTGAATAGTCCTAAATTTATCATTATCATATACCATATTACATGCCTGTCTCGTTCTTATATGATAATCAAATGAATCATCATTATACATCGCTTGACGACTCATCTTAATAGCTTTTTCTTTTTGTGATTTCCATGCTGTCTCATATTTAACAAACTGTTCTGAACTCATCGGACATAATTCTATATTAATATTCTTTGTTATTAAATATTTATCATACATTTCTACCTTCTTCGAATCTACTATACTTGGCATATTTTTAATAGATGACCTATCTATTGGATAATATGATACTAATCCCATAATCATTCTCTTTAATAATATTCTTCTTCTATCATCTATTGTATTATCATCATTAATAAAAAAATCTATAAATTTCTCATTTTCTGTTAAATCTATTTTTGTATCATCAATATACATATCAAATAATCTCTGATTTCTATTAAATGGTATATTCAAATCAAAATCAAATATTATAGATTCACCTCTTATTATTTGTTCCATATTATCATCTATATCACCTCTATTAGGCATAATATTATCTATCGTAAATAATTGCCTGAATTTACTAAATATATAATCCATATATTTATCATATGAATACTCTTCTCTTTTCACTGTGTATATTATATTATTCTCTTTCATAATAGATTCAAAATTACTTGTGTTTTTTATAAATGTTATTACATATTTTCCCTTCATATTTCTAATCAAAAATTGCTTAACTGGTGAATAATCTGTATAAAATATTTTCTTTAATTTATCCTTTAATTCATCAATTGTTCTATTATCTTTGACTATAAATGTATTTAATTTAATAATTCCTTTTAACATATTAAATAATATAGCAATTTCTGATGGTTTGTTTATAATTGGCGTTCCTGATAAAAATATTATCTTACAGTCTGTTGAATTTATTATCCAATCATAATAGGTTCTTGATGGACCACTATTATTATATATTTCCCTTACTAAATTATGTACCTCATCTATTATAATTACCTCATCCTTGAATGGTGAATTTATTCCTAATTTTTTATTATTCTTTAATTTCTCATTCAACTTCAAAGATATCTTCTGATTGTCTGTATATTCTCCATCCTTCTTTTTCTCTACTTCCAATTTAGGAAATGGATTATAATGTATAAAATTATATTTATAAGATATCATTACTGATATCTGCTGATTAATATATACTATCTCATCATCTGTTAATTTACCTACTTTAGTTTTATCATCTCCTACTAAATTCCCTGATAATGTTTTTATCTTATCATTGTCTTTCTTAATATCCTCACTAAATATCCAAAAACCCTCTTTAATCTCTGCATTTTTCGTTTTTCTTTTAACACTATTGTATATACTACTAATAACATCCAATGATATCTTATATAAATCAAATACTCTTTGTCTTAATACTTTATCTTTCTTAAAATCCTTAATATCATAAAATATCCAATTATTCTTGTCTAGTTTAAAAAATTGATCTCCCCACAATTTCACCTCCTTTATAAATTCTATTTCTAATGATGCAGGTAACATTGTTGTTATAGGCATATTTTTTGATAAACCTTCAGCAGCAGAAATAGCTGATGCAGTTTTTCCTGTACCCAATCCATGATATACTAACACTCCTCTATATGGTGTATCTATTGACAAATATTCTTTTATAAAATACTGATAACTCTTAAGTACACTATCATCTGATAATTTTAATATCTTTGGATAAAAAACTTCATTAATCCATTTCACAAATGCTTTTCTTTGTGATACAATGAATGATGGTGATAATTCTTTACTTTTTGTATTTATAACAGGTTCCTGTTTTTTTTTCTTTTTTGTTTTAGTCTTCTTTTTGGTTTTAGATTCTTTTGATTTTTTAATACTATCTGGCTTATAATCTTTTAACAATATTCTAACATCCGCTTTAGGATTTTTTAGATATTTTATTATTTTTTTTAATGATTTATAATCATCACTTGATATTACATCATTCACATTCTTACTAGGATCATTATATATATCCTTTAATATATCTAATTCTAATTTACTTAAATCACCTTCAAAAAATTTATGTACAATATTCGATATATTCTGATTTAATTCTAGCTTTTTTACCATCAATATATATTATTTATTATATTTTTAATTATTTTCTATATCTTATTAATTTAATAAACCAAATTCTATTAACATTCTTCTTGCTAATTCTTGTTCTGATTTTTTCTTACTAATTCCAATCCCTACAATATCATCATTTACTTTATTATTCAATAATCTTGTTGTATATGTTTTATCTGATTCATTATATTTATTTGAATATTTAGGTGATTCTTTATAGTTATTTTGATAATATCTTAATAATTGGTCTTTGTAGTTTTTATCTGTTATTATTAATTCTCCAAAATCTATATATTTTTCAATCACTCTTAATATAAATATTTCTGCTTGATAATAATTATTAGTATCTAAATATATTGCTCCTATAAATGCTTCAAATATATCTTCTAATATGTTTAAATTATTCCTACCATCACAATCATCATCAATGTATTTGGATATTATCATATATTCCTTAAAACCTAGCTTTTTTGATAATTCTGCTAATGATTCTCCATTTACTATATTATTTTTCATTTTAGTCAAAAAACCCTCATTCTGATTATATATCTCATGATATCTTTTATATAAATAACTCGATACAACAGACCCTAAAATAGCATCTCCTAAAAATTCTAATGATTCATATGATATATCATATAACTCCATTGAATTATTATTATTTGTATATACACTATAATCTTCTAGTTTTGTATATGATTTATGTACAAATGCTCTCTGATATATTTCTATATTATTTATTTTATAATCATTGATATTAAGTTTATTCATAATATCAATGATAACTTCTGTCGTTATATATTTATTTTTAACATTATATGGATTCTCAGAAAATTTTTTGTCCATTATTTATTTATATTATATTCCTATTATTTTAAATATTTATAATATACACATATCAAATTTTATGGAGCACAACTTGTATTCGATTCAATCGGTCTACGCAATAGGTCAGGTCCAATACTTGACATTAACCACGGACTTACTGCTACCTGAGGATTTGCTGGCTCAGATCTTAATTGTTTATTAGCATTTCTTAAACTCTGCCCAACAGTATTGACTCCAATATGGAATCCAGCATCTAAATAATTAATACCATCTAATATTCCCTCTCCAATATTACCTGCAGCCTCCTTGAATTTAGATACATCTGCTACAATATCTCCTGGCAATAAATCCTTAGATGATAAAATAGTCTGAGGGTAGCAAGATTTATTCAATTGGTCTTCAGTATTCATTCCCATTTGACTATAATCTACTGTTCTGTATGATTCGTTCATCTCCACATCCTCCTCTGAATGATGAGAATTCGAGTTCCAATTAACCTGATTCGCTTGCTGTCTCATCTGATTCACTGGACAACCACCAACAGAATCTCCTCCACCAGATGCTATTAATGAATCTGAACCAGTTCTAGGCTTAGTATTAACACCATCCATATCCTGAGGTACACCAGGTAATTTATCTGCTACACTTTTAGAATCACCAGTAAATGGCTCAAGATTAAAAGGGCGAGGATGACGTTGATGTCTTCTACGACGATAACCAGGTGTCATCTGGCGATATACCATTAATCCAATTAGTAAAAATATTCCGATGTAAATAATCTGATCACAATCCATATATATATTATATTATTATAAAAAAATTATTCTGTATTTATTTTATATTTTAATAATTTAATCTCATCATCTATTATTTTAATTCTTGTATTTATTTGATTTATCATATCAATATCTTCCATTTTCTGTGAATATAACATTTTTATTTTATCCCTTATATGACTTTCCTCTAAATCTATATTATCTATATATTCATCAGAACATTTATTATCATCTGTATCTACTATACATTCATCGTCTTTTATATTATTTGGTATATATTCTCTCATTAATCTTATCTGATTCACACTTATATCAAATACTAATGTTTTCTTTGTTATCTTAATTCCTTTTAAATTTACTATACAAGATATGTTCTCATCCTCTTTTAATTCATCAATATCTACCCTTACTTTATCAGAATCATATATCTTACATATTATATTATCATTCAATTTTGGCAATCTAATATCTATATTATTAGATTCTTCTTTTGTTATTGTTCGTTTATACATTCCTTTAATCACATCATCTGGTATATTTTTACCAAACCAATCTAATATATTATCCTGAATTAATCGAATAATATGTTCATCTAATCTACACAAAAAATCCTTAAAAATATCATCAATATCTATATTAATTGTTGGTATATCAGATAATTCATATTTCTTATACTTAACATTATTTAAATGCACAAACAAATTATTCTGCTTATTATATTTAACTAAACCATAATAATATGTTCCTTTTTTATCTGGTTTATCTATTTTAATATCTGAACAATTTATGTCTGTATACTTATATATCTCAACTGTACTCATTTTATATATATTTTATTGCTTAATTATTATTCGTCCATTATAACGCAAAAAAAATAATATTATAGTTATTAATTATTTTCATATTTGACTAATAAACATTGTGGACACCAGTCTAATTTATCTAATGGTGTATCGCCTTCAGTTTTTTTTAATGTATACAAGTATTCATATTCAGTGTCTTGTTTTACTCCAGTAATCATCCATATAATATCATCCGTCCCCAAAATGGTTACCAAATTATCAACTGCATATGTTGGTTTATTGTCCATAGTAGAGTTTTTAACTTTTTATATATTTATTAATCAAATTATTTTAATATACCTCGTTCGTCTATAATTCTAACAATAATCTTCCTAGAAGCATAAACTGCAGGTGTTTGTTTTTTTAATGTCGTGTTCATACAACATAATCCTAACTGAATTGGCTTATTCACTGACATACTATTATATTAAAAAAAATAATTATTTTATTGTTAATTTATCTAAATAATTCTTCCGGTAATACAATAAATCCAGAAGGTTGGGATACTACAACCACATTTGCATCTGGATAGTATTCATATTTTGCTTTCGTTGAATATATATTTGCTTCACTTTGTGGCTGTTCTGTATCTTTTACTGTTACTGTTAGTTCATTAAATTTAAATTTATAAATTACATCTAAGTTGCTTTGATTAACTTCAATCTCAAAGTATTCCGGATTTTTTTCAAAAGACACTGGATATCTTTTATCACCAGATCCTTCGGGTGATATAAAATATAATTGTTTGTTTTCATAACTATATGTTTGAACATTAGGCTTATTGTATTCGAATTGACTAGGCAAAGGTCCATTTGTTTTATCAAATGTATCTAATATACTTCTCTTTCGTACTGAACCTAATAGCCCCGATTGTGTTTTATCTGTTTGTCCATCAATAAAACCAGGTATATTTACTAGGTTCATAGTTGATAGGTCCTTATTACTACTTGATGGTCCTCTTTTATCATTTACTCTTGGTTTACTCTTCTTCTTGAATAAATCATCAAATACACCCATTAAATACATTACTACTAATGCTCCAGCGATTAACGCAACAACACCAGTAATAGATAAACCAGCAATTAACCCTTTATGACTAGTTCTAGGCTTAGATGTGCGTTTACTTTTACGTTTAGATCTTGATTTTGATTTAGCCATTCCTTATATATATATATATATATATATATATATATTTTTTCATTTTATTGTTAATTTATGTAGTTTCCATTTACATACATATCGGTCATTAAATTTCCATATCTTATCAATATATATATCACATTGTACTTTACAAAATCTAGGTACATTTAATACATTCATATGTTCTCCTTCTTTATTATACGATTCTAATTCAAACTTATTCCTCTTAAATGGCAATTTAACCACTAAATTTGGATCATATTTACGATGCTTATCTCTCTTTATCTGTGATATATATAAATCATCATTTGTATCATCTATTCCTATATGGTTTTTTTGTAGTTCCTCTAATGCTTTAATAAATAAATAAAATTCCTTCATTTTATCATCATTCTCATAATTAGTAAATTGAAGATTCATTATAAATCCATTACTCTGATTTACTCCAAATGGACATACCATTACTGGTGTTGTTACATAAACCATATTATTTTTACCATAATACATACTAATATATGATAATTTATCATTATTAACTGCTTGACTTTTATCTTCCATAAATTCTTTTTTTTTTACGTTTGGATTTTTACAAACAAAATTAACATATCTTATTTTTTCTATATCATATGCTTTATGACTAATATTCTTTAATAAACTCATATTATTATATATAATATTAAATTATTTTTAAACGATTAAGATCTCAATGCTTTATCAACCTCATCCAAACACTTATTTGTTAAATATACAAAATTATCCCTTTTTATAATACCATTCTTGATATCTTCTGCTATTGTTTTACAATTAGGTAATATATCTATATTATCTCCTACTACATCGTCTCCATACTCATCGTCTTCATCTGATTTTTCTTCTTCTGTTATATCTCCATCAGAATCACTTGATATTTCTGATAATTCAGATTCATCTGACATTTCTGAGAAATCAGATTCATCACTAGAATCATCTGATAATTCTTCTTCATAACTGGATTCATCACTAGAATCATCTGTTAATTCTTGGATTTCTGGTTCCTCACTTGTTTCACTAGACATATCCGAATCATCTGTTAATTCTTGGATTTCTGGTTCCTCACTTGACAAATCTGAATCATCTGATAATTCTTGAATTTCTGGTTCTTCACTAGAATCATCTGTTAATTCTTCTTCATCACTTGACATATCCGAATCATCTGTCAATTCTTGTTCTCCATCTGGTATCTCCTCACCTGTTATATCTGGAGGTGGTTCAAACGAACCTTCTTCATCTCCACCACTCAAGATATCTTTTGTCTGTTTGTCTTGTTCATTTATTTTTGTCATTAATACACTCAACTCTTTTTTCTTATCAGCTAATTGTTTATTTAAATCTGCTAATTCTTCAGTATTCCTTTCTATATCTAAATCTTTTTTACTTTTAATCTCCATAAATTCTTCATTCTTATCCTTTATTTTATTCAAAATTTCTGTTACTCGTTCATAGTTTTGAGTAAATAATCTGTCTGATTCTAATTTTAAATACTTCATTAATTCATTCAATCTTAATTCACAATATACTAACATCCTTATCTTTTCAACTGTATTGACTCTATCATGCTTTTTGTATAAAAATCCTTTATAACTTGGGTTCAAGTATAATATACAATCATCCATACACATATGACATTCATCTTTTTCTATAATTGGTTCTGGCTTCTTTGGTTTATAATTTTCTACTTCTTTGTTATATTTTTCTACTAATTCTCTCATCATTGGGTCAGGCTTCATTGGAGGTGGATCATATGGTGGATATGTTACTTTCGGTTCCATATAAGCACATTGAACTATTCTATTTCTAAATATTTCCTCCAATTCATCATCATCTACAAATTCCAATAATATCTTGTTTAATTCTTCAACATCTATTCTAATATAGTTTGAATTCTTTTTTTCTATTTCTAATTCATATTCATTATCAAACTTTTCCTGATTTAATATAATATTATACCAATTAATATCCCGGATACATATATTACTACAGTCTAATACATAATCAAATAAATTAAAATATTCACCGATTGGATCATCAACTACACATTTAAAATTATTTAACTTCATATCTCTCTCAGCAATTTCTTTCTGTATTGTCATTATTTTTTCTTGAGCTTTACTCACTGATTCTTTCAGATCATCATATTGATAGTTATAATTAGTATCTTTGGGTCCTTCTGGTACTTTTAACAATAATTCCGGATCAACTTTATTTGGAGTATCTGAACTTTTACCAATTTCACTATCATATTTAGTATTCTTCAATTGTTCATCTGGTACTGCTGTATCATCCATAGGTGCTGCTGGTACTGCTGTATCATCCATAGGTGCTGGTGGTGCTGTATCATCCATAGGTGCTGCTGGTACTGCTGTATCATCCATAGGTGCTGCTGGTACTTCTGTATCATCCATAGGTGCTGGTGGTGCTGTATCATCTATAGGTGCTGCTGGTACTTCTGTATCATCTATAGGTGCTGGTGGTGCTGCTGTATCATCCATAGGTGCTGCTGGTACTTCTGTATCATCTATAGGTGCTGCTGGTACTTCTGTATCATCCATTGGTGCTGGTGCTGTGTCATCCATAGGTGCTGGTGCTGTGTCATCCATAGGAGCATCATCCATAGGTGTATCATCCATAGGAGCATCATCCATAGGTGTATCATCCATAGGTGTATCATCCATAGGTGTATCATCAGTAGGTTCATCATCCATAGGTGTATCATCTGTAGGTTCATCATCCATAGGTGTATCATCTGTAGGTTCATTATTGAATGCAGATTCAGGTGGATTAAACTCAAAATCTTCTTCATCATCTCCTTCAGCTCCTCCCGATTTTGATGGTTTAAATATATTATTGAGTGAATCTATATCATTTAAATTTAATTTATCTATTAAATACATAAGTGTATACGAATCTACACACTCCATATATTTATCTGTTTGTTCATTATTAAATACACTTGACCTTGGTAAATATAGTATTTTTTCTAATTGTAGAATTGTATATAGTTTATCACCGTCGCCACCATATTGACTCATTATACTATACTTAATATAATTATTTTGTTAATCTATACCTGAATTCTTTTTTGTCTGGATTATAAAAATATAAATGCATTGTATTCTTATATGGTTTAATATTACATACGCCTATCTTGTTTGAATAAAACAATAATTTACAATCATGCATATTTTTTTTGTTTTTGTATGTATCACCTGGTTTTCCACCAGTCCCACAAACTATCTGATACACATCTCTATTATTTATATTCATTTTTATTAACTGCTTACTATGATCATGTCCTGCCATATAAATATCTATATTTCCATAATCAATCAATTTTGTTATAAATTTATCTAATAGTTTATGTGGATTACCGTGACCACCAACACTTCTTAAAGGATGATGTCCATACATTATTCTCCATTTACTTTTAGTTGGCTTATCCATCATTTTTTTAACATTCATAAATTGTCTATTCACAGTTGATTCATTCATATAATCAATATTTGTATCTATCACAAAAAAATCTATATTATTCAATGTATATGAATAGTAATTATTTGGCATCACCCATTTGCCTTTATTTTTAGAAGATATCTTTGCATAATTAATTTGCGATTTAGGATTTGTGTGATAATCATGATTTCCTAAACACATATAAAATTTATTGTTATCTGATATATTTCTATATGGATCTTCGAATTTTATTTTAAATTGTTTGTCTCTAGCTGTTTTACATCCATCCTCATAAATATTATCACCTAATCCACATATAGCATTTTTATTACTGTTTTTTATTAATTTTTTTATTAGTTTGGATACATCGTATTGTTCTTTGTATCCAGAACCCATATCACCAAGTAATGTTATATTTTTGTACATAATATAACTTATTAAATATATTAATAGTTAAAAAAATATTAATAATTTCATTATGGCAATCCACAATAACCCTGCTTCCAACCTCATTGGGCCTTTTCCCCCTAATGGGTGCATTATGAAGTTCGTAAACCCTTCAACCAATCGTTGACCACACATCTGCTCCATCATCCCCGAACACATACATCCTAAAACAAACGCCAAAACAATCATCAGTCAGCTATTATCTTCCATTCTCTATATATATTATATAAACAAAAAAAGATAAGAATAAATAAAATTAATCAGAATTAATAAAATGGATTATGACACAATTGATGTACATTATTATTTGAATCATTATATTTATAAAGACCAGGTGAATTATTGGATTCCGCTTTATCACAATATAAAGTATAACTATCTAATATTTTTTGTTCCCTGGGTTCTTGAGTATAATCGAAATAGACAGACAAATGGTTACAATGTTTATCTTTCAAACATCTCTTATAACCCACATTTGCCGCCGGAACAAGTCAGCATCCCCCAAAAACCCCTACAATCGGAGTCGGTAGTACAAGATTTATCGAAGCCGAATGCATTACCACTACCTTCAACCAATCGACCACCACACATCTGCTTCATCATCCCCGAACACATACATCCCAACACAAACGCCAAAACAATCACAAGCAAGCTATTATCTTCCATTCTATATATATATATATATAAACAAAAAAAAATAAGATTAATTAAATAAAATGAATATATACAATTCATGTAATTTATTTCATCAAAGTATTATCATTCAATTGGGTGAGATAATTTATAGTTCATTAAAATTAAATGAGCGAACAGATGAAGATATCTTACAATTAATCAATAAAAACAATCCTAATATGGAATCTATGTTTGATGATCTTAAATCTAATTTCGAAAAAATGTATCAAGAAAAAGATAGAGAAATATTAAAAATACAACAAGAATCTCATAATAATTATATCAAAGGTTTTGAAGAAGGAAAGAGAGTTTATAACTTAATTGTTGAGGAAAAACAAAGATTAATAGAGAAACAAGAAAAAGACATAGAAATGTTGAAACCGAAAGAACATTTAAATACAAATCAAAAAGGTGATGAGTTTGAAGATATGATAACAACTGAATTGATACAAAAAACAGATAGATTCGCATATGTAGAAGACACAAGTAATATTAAAGGTAGTGGTGATAGAATATGTGTGTTTAATGATTTTAAAATAATGGTAGAATGTAAGCATAAAAACACAATCACAAAACAAGATATTGAACAATTCAAAGACCATTATATATCAGACATTCAAGTAGATAAATATCAAATAGCTATAATGTTAGCATATTCTACAAATAATATAATTGAGAAAGGTTCTTGGAGAATAGAAAGATATCTTGATAATAACGTTGTTGGATATTTAACAATATCAAAATATTATAAGAGAGAACAGGTTGAACAAATAATTATAACATTTATAGAACAGGTTATAGATTATTATGGTTCATTAAAAGCAAAAAAAGAGACAATAGATGAGAATGAATTAATGTATACAATGTTAAATGATATTCATAGAGATATCATTCATATTGAGAAATATGAGTTAAAACAAATAGAAAATATACAGAATAGATACAAAGAAAAACAAAAACTATTTCAAAAATATATAGAACAATGTGAGATAAAAAATATACCAATACCAATAGAATTACAAACAAGTACAATATCCATTGATATATTTATGAATAAATTAATGGACAAGATATCTTCTATTAATTTGGATTATATGCCAAAATTAAAATGGAAACAATGGTTAATAGATAAATTAGAATTAGATGATTTTTATAAAAATTTATTAAATAAAAAAGGTATAACACGTGATTATATTATGAATAAATAGAATTAATTATTTAGATTATCTTCTTCTTCTTCTACCACCAACTGAAATACTTCTTGTTGTATCTGAATTATTTCCAATTTCTTCTACATTCTTATCAAAATTATAAGACAGTAATGATGCACATATTCCTAATATTAAAATAAATTTAAAACCAATTGCCATAAAATATAGTTTATCCCATACGCTTAAATCAGTACATTTTTTATTATAATCTATTGGGTATTTTATAATATACAGATACAGTATAAAATCAATTAAACCAAAAAAAGCAAATAAATATGGTTTATTTGATGTTTCAACCTTAATATTACCAAATACCAATATTACTAATCCAACAGCAAGACCGCCTAAGCCCCACTCACCGGCTACTTTACCACATTTTAATTCACCACATTTTTTTTCGTCACTCATTATATATATATATATATATATATTAATTTTTTTTATAAAGCATATTTTTAGAATTAATGTATTTAGTTTTATAATTTAAAATTTTATCATTAGACCTGTCTCTAATCCACAATTTTAATATATTAAATTCTTTTTTAGGAGATATAGAAATCCCATTTATTTTATTATAATTATTACTATCAATGTGTATATTTTCGCATACACATGATTCTAATACATCTATAAATTCATTGAGTATATTGTCTGAATTAATTTTATAGCATAATAATCCTCCTTTTTTATTATTACTGTCTTCCCAAGTAGGAAAGATATCTTCTCTCATAACAAAAATCATAGAATCAAAAAGATGATAATTAGTAATATTATTTTTAAAATAGAATAAATCAAAAAGATTATTTATTTCAAAAATTTTTTTATAGCTATCATTACTCCAATCTTTATCATGAATAGAATGGTACCATATGACCCATTTGGTATTTGTTTTATAATCCATATAAATTAATAATATACATTTTTTTTTATATATATATAATATAAAAATATGTCAATGATATACATATTCTTAATAGTATTTATATACTATGTATTTAATTTACAAGATGATAAATGTTTATTGAAAATGGTAGCAATGGGTTGCGTTGTATTTTTATTAAATCAAAATAGAGTATTTGAAGCATCAGAAAATAACCCAACACCTGAACCACCAATTGACAAACCAAAATCATCAATGGAAAAACCAAAACCATCTAATAGTCGCAAATATGTTAAACCTGATAATCAATCATATGATACTAATAAAAAAGTTAAAACTAGAACATTAGATGGTACACTTGAAGATATGGTTGGAGAAAATGTACATTCTACAAATATGAGTAAATATGATGGATTATGTATAAGAAATGATAATGAAGAAGGATGGATGAAATTTCCGGATAATATACCATTGATTAAAGATAAAGATTTATATGTAATTCAAGGACATACTAATCCTAATGAACCTATACCCGTTGATTCATCTAATATTAATGGACCACCTGTTGATGGTGATATAGATGGTACAAAGAGTATGTTTATGTTCAAGAATAATGTTGTTAGTCCATTATGTTGTCCATCTACATTCACTACTTCAGATGGTTGTGTATGCTCTACTAAAAAACAAAGAGATTATATAAATAATAGAGGATATGGTAATTCTATACCTTGTTCATCTTCCGACTAATCTACCGTGAACTTGTTCATATAATTTACTAGCCATATCATCTTGTTTTGCCAGATTTTTTTGTCTATATTCTTCTAACTTTTTTTCTTTTAATTTTTGTTTATTATACAATTGTAAGTCCTTATTTGACATTTTATAAGATATGTTAGACCTATCTCTTTTAACAGAACTTATTGTTCTTTCTTCAACATCTTCTACAGTATCATTTATATAATTATCATCATACGCTTTTTTTAAATCATAATAATGAAGATTATTACTAGTACCTCCGAAATTATGTACTTTACCTTGACCTAAAACAACAATACTGTCAGCACCACTTATTGATATTTTTTGTTCTGGTTCTCTTATTTGTATTTGATTCTTTTTTTTGGATAATTTATTTCTTTTTTGTTTTTCGAATTCATTATTAAAAGTTGACATACCAACTTTACTTTTGAATACAGGTTGTTCATTAGTATTATCTGATTTGTACCAATCATCATATCCATCATCAAATGCAGTACTCATTCTATTCTCATCGAATACTTGATTAAATTGTTTTTGATTAAATTTCTTATCTAATGATAAATTTTGATGATTATTAGATAATTGAGTATCATTAAATGTTCTTTGATTCTGTTTTAAATCATTGTGATCATGATTCGATTGATCATTATTATATTTTTTTAATAAAACTTTGTAAGACAATTGAACATTTTTGAATTCAACTGGATTACCACCTTTATCTGGATGAGTTCTCATTGCTTCTCTGATATATGCTTTTTTTAATGTTGGTAAATCATAATTTCTTGGTACATTTAGTATTTTAAAAGGATCTAATTTAGGTTTGTTAGATAATTTATTCAACATATCTTGTTGATTATTTATAATATTTTGCTGTGCATTGTATAAATTTAATAATTCATCATAACTTAAATTTTGATTCATTTATATTTTATAAAAATAAAATATATTTAATCACATACCGAATATATAATAATAATCCAGAAAATTATCAAAATCCATTATATTTACTATAAGATATATATATATATATATATTTAAACATATAAATTTGATTTTATAATAATACACCACTAAATAATAATTATATACAATGGATCCTAAAAATATAAATAAAACAAGTTTCTGTAATCATACAACTGATAATATTATTTCGAATGAATTAAAACAATATATTCTGACTGATATGTTTAATAGAAGTAAAATAAAATTCAATGATAACTATGCTAGAATATACAATAAAAAATTTATAAATAATTTTAAAAATGAACATATCTTTTGTTTTAAATCATATGGTTCTCCATATTTAATGTATTGTACAAAAATAAACAATGTACCATATAGTTTGCTAATTGATAAAAGAATTAATAAAGGTCATAGCTTACCTAAAATGTTTATAGTAAATTATAAGTTTGATATTGAAGTGTATGATGGTTCTCTATTTGAATGCGAGTTACTGAGAGATAATCAAAATAACTGGAATTTATTAATTGGTGATGCATATTATGTTAAAAATGAGATATTGAAGAAAAATAAAACAATTGTAGAAAGAATAAATATTATTTATGATATATTAAAAAATAATTATACAGAAACAGAATTCTCTAATGTATGTAATATTTGTGTTAAAAAATATTATGATGTTTGTGATTATACAGATGTATTTATGACTATTAATAATTTAAATTATAAGGTAAGAGGAGTATATATTATTCCTATCAATATTAATTATGCGAATATATTATATATTTATACAGATGATGATAAAAAATTATACAAAAAGAATACTAATTTAAATTTTAAGGTAACTCGAGGTTCTAAACCAGAAATTTATGATATATATTTAATGGCTCCAAATGGCTACCAAAAAATAGATAATTTATATATTCAAAATATTGAATTTAGTAGATATATTAATGATTTGTTAAACGATAATACAGAAATTGTTTTGGAATGTATGTTTAATAAATCATTTAAAAAATGGCAAGGTATTAAAGAAACTAAAAATAATATACACCACATTAGTGATATGAAAACAATTTAATTAAAATATATATATATATTATATATATATATATAATATGGCAAAAAGAAAACCTAATTTAAGAAAAAAAAGCAAAGGCAGTAGCAAAAGAGGAGGAAGAGTAGGAGAAATTCCATCTAAATTAGATACATCTCAATTAGATACATCTCAATTAGATACATCAGTACCTACTTCTTCGACGGGCGCTTCTACTTCACCAGATGCATCTACTTCGACGGGCGCTTCTACTTCAATAGGTGCATACACTCCTGACTCAGATGTTAATTATGTTAAACCGCGTTTTGAAAATAATGTTTTAAATTGGATTTATAATAATCCAATAAAAATTGGTATATTTTGTTTAATTGTAGTATGCATAATATTATGCATATTATATGCAAAACAAATAGGTGATTTTTTATGGGCATCAAATATGGGTATAAACATAGGTGGTTCTGAAAAAGATGACAAAGATGACAAAGATTGAGAAGATTTATATTAACTATTTATTTCTTCTTTTATCCAAATAATTGTTTACTTAAATTCCACAAATATCCCCCACATTTATTGTACCAAAAGGCACAATTCGGTTCTGAACATTCATTAGTAAATGTATTTAATTTAGGATTACATTCATTATTTTCTTCACAATCATCACCAGGCATTTTTTTATCATTGTTTAAAATACATTAACCTTCAATTAATCGTCTAGAACTACACATATAACCTAACACAAATGCCAAAATAATCATAAGTAAATATCATCCATTATATATATATATATTTTAAAAATTAAATAAATTATTATTTAAAAATAAAAAGATAAATAAATCTAAAATGAAAATCACAACTATTCATAAAGATAAAAGAAGAAAACAAGAATTTCTTATTAAGCAAAAACATGATACATCTTGGAAGATATCTTTAAAGTATTCAAAACTATTGACAAAATATATAAACAAAGATAATTTAGTAAGTCAATGTTATATGGTATATGACCAGTTTTTACGAGATATTAAATCAAACAATATTAATATTAAATATACTAATCTACAAAAATCATGGACAACAATGATTAATAGTTTAAAAACAGAAAAAAATATTAAAATGGCTGTTAAACAATTACATATAACAAATTTGTATAAGAATAATTAAATTATTTTTTTTAACATAAATGTGGATAAGATACCAATAATTATACCGGAGATGATTTCATAAACAGAATGTCCTAATTTTTGATTATTTTGGTCTCGTATATCAGAATAATAAACTAGACATAAATCAAACAAATATAGTGATGATATAACAGTAGTTGCTAATAATAAATTATTACTAGATTTAGTTATGTATAAGTAAGCAACAAGTGATGATAGAGTAGTAGCGTGACCAGATGGATGTCCTCTAAGATTAAATGGCTGACAATTGAATAAATACAATATATATTTAATAATAAAAGTTATTACTGGTGCTAATAAAACAATAATAAAATTCATATATATATATAATGTGGATAAAAGATTTAATTTATAATATAAAAAATCCAATACCGAGAGATGATAAATATCATGATTTTGCTGATCATAAAAATATAATGAATATACATAATGGACTTAATGTGATAAGTAATTTGGCTTTAATTTTACCTGTTTTATAAAAATAAAAAATACAAATTTATGTATATTAATGTATTATTGTTATCTATAACAAGTGCATATTATCATTTAAATCCTAATAAATATACGATCATATATGATATGATGTTTGTAGTTGGTACACATACATCAGCTATAATGTATTTAATAAATTCAGATAAGAAAAATTTCATATATGTATTAGGAATATTATCAGTTTATTATGCGACTGTATACGATGATGTTAGATTATATGAATTGGTAAAGTATGGTTCTAGTATTTATTTTATATATAATGTATACAAAAATAAATCAATATCAAAATATAGTATATTATTGATAGGATTATATTTAATACAAGATTATGTTGCCAAACATGATAAAGAAATATATAATATAACAAATGAAATAATTAGCGGACACACATTAAAACACATAGTAGCAAGTATTAATATATTTATTGTTATTTATTTATTGGATAAGATATCATAAAAAATATATATCATATATTTTTTTTTTATAAAGTAGATTTTTTTATTGTAAATTATCCACCATACAATTGTATCGCTTGATATAGATATTGTTTTCTGATTCATTCCACAATTCATCAGCTTCATCTCCGTAATATGCCACAAATTCATCAAATGTGAATGCATTAGATTCAACACAATCACCTTCAGAATTAATTACCGTTGGATCAAACCTTGTTTCGGGTTCTTCCTTTGTATTATAATAATACGCACTCCATGGCATTCGTACTTCATCCTCTCGTTTGAATTGGATGCTGAGTGTTAGAATAGAACCAACACGTACATCTTGATAGTTTGATGCGATATCTAAAATATATTTAGGAATGAATACAGATTCTACAGAATCACCGTAGCATCCATTTGGATTTAATGAACCTGTCATGTATCCTTCATCACCATCTGCCGTAATAACAACATCTGCTCGAATACGCAATGGTTCAGATAATGTGTCCTCATCTACGAGTGTTCTTTTTAAATCCACTTCTTCTTCTTCTTCTTCTTCTTCTTCTTCATCTTCTTCTTCTATCTCCTTTTTGATAATCTCATCAACCTCTGTATATAGATTGTCATGAATGACATTCAGTACTTCTTCAACTTCTTGTTGGTAAGCCATGTATGATGCATACAGATAATTACAAGAATTGTACACCGTGTAGTGTTTAAGGATATATTCAACATACTCTTTTGCGTACTCCATGTATGATTCATCGCACATGATGCACTGAATCATCTCCATCATTTCTTGCCATTCATTGAATGATTCCATTTTTTTTGGCTTTTTTGGAGTTTGCTAGTAAAAGTTTGCTGTTTGAAGTTTGCTGTTAAAAGCAATTTAATAAAAATATAATAAAACAATTCAAATTATTTTATTATAATAATATAAAAATTAAATTTGATATAGTAATACAGATATACACAAAATATAAATATAGAATGGATTTATTTTGTGATATAAGCTACAAAAATATTGCTAGTCAAATAAAAGAAAATGAGTATACAGAAAGTAATCTGAATAAAAAAGAAATAAAAAAGGAAGAAATAGATAGTCAAACCAGTTTATTTGAATCTATATTATCAAAGAATGATATAGAATATGAAAATAGTGATAATAAAAAAATGTATATAGAACAAATAAAAATAGAAATAGCATCAAAATTGGATGAAGATTCATCTAACTATTATGACTGTTTTAAATACAAAAAAACATTTTCTAAGAGATTAATACAAACAGGTTTTTTAAAATACAATAGTTTATCAAGTGTATTATATATGATAGATTATTATAAAATAAATATTATCATATATGATAAAATATTAGATAAATATATATGTTTATCGACAAAATATGATAAATATGACATATATGAATATGATAGAAAATGGAAACATATAGATAGTATATCAGATACCAACAAAATATCTTATGAATATTATGATAAACAACATGAATATATGAATTATGATATTAAATCAATATATATATATCAAACAGATATGAAATCAATTAGTGATTATAATACAAAAGAATTATCTGAATTAGCAAAATCTAATAATATTAATATAATTGTTAATGGTAGTAAATTAAAAAAGAAAGAAATATACAATATATTATATTATAATATAATATAATATAATATATTATGATAGATTTTACTCGTATAAAAACAACATTACCATTTTTTAGACCAAAACAAATGTTAACATTAGAATTAACAGAGAATATATATATTCCTTGTATATCATTATTAATTGGTTGTTTGTTTCAATTATATACAGTATTAGATTTAAATACAAGGGCAGATATGGATCAATCATTTACAACAACATCATTTTTAGTAATATTATTCAGTACATTTATTAATTTATGTTTATTTTTTATTAATTCTAATAAGGTTATAAATTTATACAAAGAAGTAGATTATAAATTAAATATATATGTGGTTATAATGATAATTATATTATTAATGTCAGGATTGTGTATAATGATAATTCCTGCATTTTATTTAAATCACGATAATGATGCATCTATATTTTGTACATGTAATAATGGTGAAGCAAAACTATCATTAATACCATCTAATAAATATTGTTGTAAAAATTGTATGCCTAATTATGATATTATAAATTATGATGATCAATCAATATGTATGACCAATCAATATAAAATATAATTTGATATAAATAATAATTAATAATTTATATATATATAATATGATTAATCTAGAAATAGATGAATTACTCGGTAAATCTATTAAAGACAAAGAATTAGAATTAGAATTTGTATTTGACAATAAGAATATATTAAACAAATCAACATTTGTTACACTATTAAACTATTGTAAATCTAATTATGAATTTATAGATGATAATAACTACCTTGACATTAGAGTAAAACAAGGTTATAATAAATTGAGTGATGAACGCATTACCGTATCTAATCTACATAACATTAAAAAATATTGTAGAAACGATATATTAGAAGAGGATGTTACATTTATTAAAAAAGAAAATATACCAGGTAAAAGATACGTTTCTGATGATTTTGATTTTAAATTTAATTTAAAAAAAGAAATAGAATTATCAGATGATGATGAAAATATTATAAAAATAAAAGAAAATTGGGAATCATTATTAAAATTTTTTAGATACAAGAAGAGGTATAGTTTTTTACTACCAAATAAATTATTTAGAATTGATTTAACTATAGTTAAATCATCTGAATACAATAATTCTACTAAATCATATATGTGCTATCAAAAGTTCAGAACAGCAGATATATTATCAAAAGATGAATTATATGAATTTGAGATAGAATATATAGGAAACACAATTGATGATGATAAGTTTTTAGAAACATATAAATCGAAAGGAAAGGATAATAATTATCAGAAATTATCACCGAGATTAAATTATATTGATACGAAGGAGATATCATCTGATATAGATTCTATTATTGGTGAATATGTCAGAATATCAGATGAATTTCTCAAAAAAAAGAGATTAAAAGGAAAATTATCAGGAAAACAAATAGCATATGTTGAAGAAATAGTAAAAGAAAACGATTTAACTTATGTGGATGTGAGAATAACTGGTATGAATGATTTAAGAGTACCTATAACAGAAATTAGTAATGATAAATTTACTATTGATACCGTATTAACTGAAGAAATTAATCCTTCTATTATATCTAAAATATTAAAAGAGCTTGAAGAATATGTATACACATTATTAACTGTATTGTACAATACAAAAATATTAGTTTCTAATAAACAAAGAGATATTGTACTAGATAATTATTATAAATTAACAGAACAAAAGAATAGAAAAGTTTTTATGGGACCACAGCCTGTTACTATTAATTATGATAGTTTAGATAAGAATAATTTTGGTTCTATTATATATGATTATGGTGTTACAGAAAAGGCTGATGGATTAAGACATCTAATGTACATAGGAAAAGATAAGATTGCTTATTTAATTAACTCAAAAATGAATAATGTTATAAATACAGGAATACAGATACCAGTAAAAGGAGAATGGTTATTGGATGGTGAATATATTCAGAAAAACAAAAATGATGAGGATATCAGATTGTTTATGATTTTTGATGTGTATTGGGCAGAAGAAACTCCAAAACCAGCAAATAAGTATCCTTTTATTGGAGATGGATTAAATAGGTCAGATATCTTAGATAAACTAAAAGAACATTTAAAAAAATCAAAAGTTGTTCAAGAAGATATACAAACATTTAGAATTGATTTTAAGGTATATGAATATGGTATTTCTAGATTATCTAAGAATAAAGATAATGAATTACTTCAAAAAACTATATTCAAAAAATCTAAATCTATATTAGACAGAGCATCTAAAGGTGGTTATGAATATCATATAGATGGATTAATATTTTTACCTGTTAATATACCAGTAAAGTCTGGTGAAGATATGAAACCTGTCGATAAAATATCAGGTACATGGGATTATAACTACAAATGGAAGCCACCTGAAGAAAATACAATTGATTTTAAAATAAAAATAGAAAAAGAAGTTTTTAACAAAAAAAATAAAAAAATCTATAAAGATAAATTATTTCCTTATACAGATATTAATGATGAAGAGAAAACAATTAAATATTATAAAAAAGCGAAATTAATAGTGTCATATGATGAATCAAAAGATGATAGTATTAGATTTTGTATGAAGATGATAAAAAATGTATCTAGAACAAAAAAAGAAATAAAATTCGATCCAAATTATGAGGTTGATGTTGGTGTGACTAATATACCATTATTTGAGAATAGAATGATGACGATAGGAGATAAAAGAGAATTCAATGATGGAGATATAGTAGAGTTTAGATATAATGAAGATGCAAAAAATGGAATGATATGGGAACCATTAAAACTAAGAGATGATAAAATAAAACCCCAATTCTTTTTAATAGCAAATAATGTTTGGAGTACTATTATTAAACCAATAACACAAGATATGATTCAAGGAAATTATGATTTAGATGATTTGAAGACAGATGATATGGCTAATAATAATTTATATTATGTTGATGATGTTGATTCAGAATCTAAATCATTAAGAAGATTTCATAATTATATTAAATATCAATTAATAACTGCTATATGTTCTTTAAAATCAGTATCTATAATGGATACATCTATTGGTCGTGGTGGTGATATAACTAAATACATTCAAGATGATATTGATTGTAATTTTCTATTTGGTTTAGATATTAATTCTGTCAATGAGGCTTGTAAAAGATATACATACAATAACAGTAATAAAAAAACAAATACACTATTTATTCAATATGATACTAGTCATAATATTCAAGAAAAAACAGGATTAATAGGTGATGATGATGATATAGAATATTCTACAAATATTATAAATATATTATATGGTCAGAATCAATCGATACCTAAGGAATTTAATATGTTACGGAAAAATATGAAAAGAAAGGCACTTGATAAGTTTGATGTTATATCATCACAATTCACACTCCATTATTATTTTAAAGACCAAAGAAGTTTTAAAGGATATTTGAGTAACTTATTAGATAATTGTAAACATGGTGGATACTTTATAGGAACATGTTATGATGGTAAAAAAATATTCGATGCATTAAAAGATAAAGATAGAGTAGAATATATTAATAATGATGGTAAATTAATATATAGTATAGAGAAGAAATACGATATAGATAAATTTGAAGCTGTTGAGTTTGGACAAAGAATTGATGTTTTTATGGATTCTATTGGAGAAACATACTCAGAATATTTGGTTAATTTTGATATGTTTGTGTCTATTATGAATGATAATGGATTCGAATTACATAAGCCGAAGATGAATTCAGATTATGATATATTTGATGGACCATTAAATTCATTCGAAAGTATTCTTAAAGGTTTAGACAAAAATAATAAAATATTCAAAAAATACAAGGATGATGTTTTGCCATTATTAAAAGATAAGATGCTTTATGATTTATCATCCTATAATAATTATTTTATATTCAAGAGAAAATAATTAAATGAATATTTAATTATATTTAGTTATTTTTATCACATTTTGTACATAAACATTTACCATTATCTATTGTATTTTTATTAACACAATTAATACAATATCTGGATGAATGTATTTTACCATTTGGTAACTTGTGGGTACAATCTTCGCCTGTACATGAACCCGCTACATTACAATGATAAAATTTTTCGCATCCATCACAATATATTTTAATCTCTTTATTATTACAGATTTTATTACAGAAACCACATATATATTTTTCTTTATGTATATCTTTATAATCTGGTATTGGACTGGGATACACTCTATTTAGTTTTTTTTTAATATTGTGTTTTTTTCTAGTAAAGCACATTATTTAATAAATTTATTAATATTTTAAGTAAAAATAAAATATTAAATATATTATATGGTAGAATTTAAACAAACTTTTGGAAGTCCAGTTCAAGTAATGAATGGAACAGCAAAAAAAACTAGAGGAGGTTTAACTAAGAAAAATTTAAAAAGAACAAAGAGAGGTTCTATAGTATCAAAGAAGAAATCTGCATTAGGTAAAAAGAAGAATGAATTTATGAAACTTTTAGCCAATGCTAAAAAGAAGAAATCTGATATGTTTGAATACAATGGTAAAAAATACTATAGAACAACTGTATCTAGTGGTATGGTTGTATACTCTAAAAAGAAACCTAAATCAGGTGGTGGTAGTGGTTGTGGTAGTTATGGTGGATCCAGATCCAGATCCAGATCCAGGTCCAGATCCAGATCCAGATCCAGGTCCAGGTCCAGATCCAGGTCTCGCAAGTAATTATATTTACTAAAAATATTATATAATTAATATATATATATACAATAATGGAAGAATCTAAGCCTTCTGGAACAAAATTATTTGAATTAGATAAAATGTCACCTGTAGTTGTTTATGGTATATTATCAGCAATATCTATATTAACAATATATAATACAAAGACTAATTTAGAAAAGATAGATGATGTTGTATGTTCTAATGTTTTAGATATATATATATGGTATGAAGTTGTATTTATTATTTTTGGAGCAATGATGTTACTATGTTTTGGACAAAATGGAGAAAAAATGCTAAGCTGTATAGCATTATTTATTCCTACTATTCTAATTGCTTTAAAATTAATAATAATATTTATAGGAGTTAATGGACTTTCTAAAAAAATACCTAATGATAAATTTATGGGTTTGCCAGTAATTCAGGAACAACCATATAGACCAACCATTAGCGATTTAAATAAAAAATTAGCAACGGATACCAAAAGACTAAATATGAATATGCCACCAGCTGATAATTCAGATGAATTCAATCCTCCATTGAGTAAAGGGCAATATATGAGTTCAGTTGGTATGAGTGCTCCATTAGGGGGATCTGGAGCTGTTATGGATGCATTTGTACCTTATTAATTTGTTTTTTTATTTAAATATAATTATATAATAAATATAAAAAATGTATAATAGTTTTGATAGTGAATCATCTGACAATGATAATGATGATTTAAATAATTATATAGATGAATTTGATTCTGAATACAGAGATGATTTAAAAACATTGAATGTAGAAAATCTTAATAATAAATCTTTATTTAATAGAGATTATCTAAAATTCAGAATTCTAGTAGACACACATAATGTTAAACATAATATAATTAATAATGATTTTGATTATAGTAATTATGAATATTACTTAAGTAATAATTCTAATAATATTAATGATACAGGTGGTTTTGGTAGATTTAAAAATGTAATTGGATTTAAATTTATTAAATGTATTATTCCAAATAAATCATATATTATAGACGATAGCAATAATATATTAGCTTACTCTGCATCAAATAGTTCAGGAACAACAAATGTGTTTATTGAACTTACCAAAGGTGTTTATACAATAGAAGATATTATTAATTCATTTCCATCATCACATAGTAGTTCAAATATTCATGTTTCTGGTTCATCAAATAAAAGTGAAGTATCTATTATTAGTAGTAATATAACATTCAATAATATTAATAATAGATATACATTTAAACCAATAGACCCGAATACTACTATTAAATTTTTATGGAGTAGTGGTTTAACTGATACAGATTTGTCAGATAAAACAAATAATAAATTAAATATTTTAAAAAAAACTGCTAAATCATTTGGTTTTTATCCAGAAGATTTACTAGTATATAATTCTTCAATAACATCACAAATGCCACCTGATTTAAGTACTCACTATGTTGACCTAATAGTAAAAGAAATACCATACATATCTTGTAAGCATAATCCAACAGGATATCATATTATTGAAAGAATACCATTATCATCTGACTATGGTACTAATGTTGTATATGAACCCGGTATTAATGAAGAAGAAAATTACTTTTTACCAATAAGTCTAGATAAATTAAGTATAGAATTAAGAGATCCAATAAATGGCACATATTATAAAACAAAAGCAGATCATAGCTTTGAGTTTGAGATAACTATTATGCGTAATAATAAAAACTTAGGATTAATAGGTTAATTTATGGTAAACTAGGCCATGTTAAACCAGATAATGGATTAGTATCGTCATACGTTAATGATAAATCATTTATGTTAATATTATTAGGTAAGTCTCTTAAATCTTGTCTATATGTTTTAAATAATTCAACTCGAGATTGTGTCATATTTGGGAAATCAACTATCATATATTTATCACTCTCTACTAATTTTTTATTTCTTTCAATTCTTAAAATTTCATATTTTAAAATATTTTCATTATCCAATATTTTATTCAATATTTCTTGCTCTGTGGGTTTTGTAGAATCACTAGAAATCCATACAAGTGATGTATAATCATTACCATTAATAGTAAATTCAGAACCAGGTCTTATATCACATATTATTGTATAATAATCTGGTTCCATATATTATATTTTATATAATTTATTTTATACACTAACATATTTTGATATAGGTCCACGAATATCTATATAACCTTGTGGACCACCTTCAGAAGAACCATTTCCTCTATAAATTCTTAAAGTATAATTAAAATATTTTCTAACAGCAAGTCTAAAATTATATGTAGTACCTTTTGTTAAATCTACCACAAATGTTGTATTTACTTGTTCTCTGTGATAATAACCACCTCCAGTATACATTATTTGTTGTCTTGTACCTGAAATTAATGAAGGTGTTGTACTTGTTGTATTTGATAATCCAGTATAAAACCAATTTGGATTCCAAAACCAAGCTATTCCATAACCACACTCTACTAAAAATGTACCAGTTTCATGTGCTGTATATGTTAAAGTTATATCAGGTTCTACATGCATCCAAGATGTTGTTACGTTTATATATGTTTGTGAGCTATATGTTTTTGATATTGTTTTATTTTTAATGTGTGAATGAATATGTACATGATCATCATTATCATCTTTAACAACTAATTCATTTGTTCCACTTGTACTTGATACTGAAATACTATAACCACCTAATTTTAAAGTATTACCAGATAAATGTAAATCTCTAAAAGGTTTTGTACTGCTTCCTAAATCGTATGAATTACTAGCACTCGGTATTATATCGCCAGTAACCTCTGTATCTCCATTTATTGTCAATTTTGAACCATCAAATGTTAGGTTAGATTCAGCATTCATATTATCCGCTCCTGTAGATGTTAATATCCTGTTATTTACACCATTCGTCATGAAGTCACTAACATCAACAGATATAACATTACTATTAATATCTATCCCACTACCTGATGTAAAACTACCACCAGTACTAATGTTTATAGATCCACCTAATTCTACTTCTGAACTATTTATTGTTATACTATTATTAGCTAACTTACTATTTGCTATGCTACCAGCTAGTTGTGCATTCGTTATTGTTCCCGATAAGCTACTTGTTGGATAATTAGTGGCATCAGACAAATTGAATGCTGGAGTAGCATCTGTACCTCCTAATGCGATGCTAACACCACCATAACTCACTGAATTATTAGCTAACTTATCATTTGCTATGCTACCAGCTAGTTGATTATTCGTTATTGTTCCATCGAGTCTACTTGTTGGATAATTACTGGCATTTGACAAATTGAATGCCGGAGTGGCATCTGTTCCTCCTAATGCTAGGCTAACACCACCATAACTCACTGTACTATTAGCCAACTTATCATTTGCTATTGAACCAGCTAACTTATCATTTGCTATGCTACCAGCTAGTTGTGCATTTGTTATTGTACCATCGAGACTACTTGTTGGATAATTTGTGGCATCGGTTAAATCAAATGCCGGTGTGGCATCTGTACCTCCTAATGCTATTTCTACTCCACCATAACTCACTGTACTATTAGCCAACTTATCATTTGCTATTGAACCAGCTAACTTACTATTTGCTATGCTACCAGCTAGTTGTGCATTTGTTATTGTTCCCGATAAGCTACTTGTTGGATAATTTGTGGCATCGG